ATCCCGCCGAACGAGTCCTTCACCGATTCGCCAGAGAGGACGTATACCGTGGAACTCCTGTTGACCTCGACGCTCGCCCCGGCGATCGTGCTGTGCTTGATGTGGAAATCAGCGGTCCCGCCGACTGCCTTGACGCTCCACGACATCCCGATCCCCGTTATGGAGTGGGAGCTGATATCGCTCACCCTTTTCGAGTAGATCATCTCGACCCCGGAATCCTCCAGGGTCTTGAAGGTCTCGGCTGAGGCCGACATCAGCCCGAGGGACGCCGCGGCGAGAATCAACCCGAAAATGGTGTGCTTCATTTGAGTTCCTCCAGGTGCTTCAGTTTCCGTCCGGCCACATCGCCGTCGTTCGCCATCCTCAACAGGTAATTCCTGAAAGCGCTGATCGCGTGGACTCCACCACCTAAGAATGCCGCATTGAGCGCCACGGCGTCGAGTGTCCGGGCCTCTGACTCGGGGCTCCAGAACGAGCTCGCACCGGCCGAGGCGGCCTCCTTCCTCAGGAACGGGTCCAGGTTCTCAGCCCAGAGCCTAGATGATAGCAGGGTAGCCGCCTCGCGGCCAAGGCTTATCTCGGCACGGCAGGCGACCATCTGCTCCTCGCGCCTGAGCCTGCGCTCCTCGTTGAGTTCCTTGTCGGTTGGCATCAGGCGCTCGGCGTGCGCGGAGTCATATCAGCGACGCCCTCCCTCGAATTTGCCCGGGTCGGGCTGTTCCCTGCGATGAGCGACATCGACCCGCTCTTGGCGAATGTCTTCTGCCGGGTGATGGCGCCCGGGTCCTCCAGGGCGCCCTGGATAGCCGCGGCCGTGGCCTGGATGTGTGCCCTTAGCCTGAGCAGGACATCCGGGGATATCTTCTGGTTCTGGATGGCCTCGCGGATCATGGGCGCGTTGAACTGCTCGACATGCTCGGAGTAGTGCCCGACCATGTTCTCCAGAGGGTTGACCTGGACCTGCTTGCCCTGGAGCATGAGCTGGAGTTCGTTCTCTGGGGTCAGCACGCCGTCCGGCATCCTCAGCACGCTCGACATGTCCGCGAATCCGAACCGCTTGAGCTCGAGTCGCTTGATCTCAGAGAGCTCCACCAGCGGCCGGGTGCCGGGCGGGAACTGGGCCATGATGGCCTCGTTGTACTTGATCGACTGCTCCAGCAGGACCATGAGTTGGTTCCTGGCCAGCGCGTCATCGCCGAACGACGGGTCGTACTCGATGATGAAATTGAAGCTGCGCCCATCGGTGTGGATGTCCCAGAGGTCGAGCTCCATCATGCCGGTCGAGCCGTCCGGGCCGTGGACCTCGTACGCGGTCTTCTCCATGTGGAACTGGAGGGCCAACTGCTCCATCGCCCACATCTGCTTCTGGAACCCGGCGAGCTCCTGGCGCCTGATGGACGCCATGCGCTTGGCCGATTGCGACGCTATCTCCTGGAGCCCGCCCAGCGTGTCATGGGATTGCTTCGTGCCCCCGTAACCCTTGGCGAAGTCCGGCATGCCGAGCGCACGCTCGATGATGCCCTTGTCGTTGGACTCCTGGGTGAGCATCGAGGGCGACACGTCTTGCTGGTCGAAGGCGTGCATCTCCGACGCCACGGTCCGGCCCATCTGGGGGTCCACCCTGATCTTACCGCCGGCCCTGGGCTTGAAATCGTCCTCGGCATGGGTGACTGCCTGGGGGTTGTAGGCCACCATCTTGTTGATAATGCGGATCCAGTTCCGCATGCTGAGGATGTGGATGTCGTCGAGCTCATACAACTGGTGTTCGACAGGCTCGAGCATCCCAAGTCCGAGAAGAGTAGAAGGTTGCGGTGTGCAGAGCTTGAGTCGGTATCTGAGGCCAGGCTTGTGGTACAGGTTCTCGATGTAGGCAATGACATATTTGTTGTTGGCCACGCACCAGACCCGATCTACCTCCCAGACCCACGCGAGCGTCATCTGGTCCGTGTCGTCCTGGGTGGCGGCCGCCTCGTTGCTGCTCTGGCCCTCCATGATCTGCGAGAGCTGCTGCTTGTGGGATGTGACCCAGGACTCGATATCTACCGGCGTGATCTTGGCGCCGCGGGCGCGGTCCTTCTCGACCTCGGTCAGGTCGAAGAACGGCACGCGCTGGCCGGCCTGGTCGATGTAGTGGGCCTCCTTGAGGTCCTCGAGCGCCACGTTCTCCTCGATCTCGACGATCCACTTCATCTTCTCGACTGAGATCTTCTTAGGTTGCGGGAAGACGTTGAATACCGACGGGAACCTGGTGTAGTACCCTACCTTGATGGGAACCTGCTGGTCGATCTCGACGGTATCAGTGAACGGTTGCCCGTTCTCGTCGAATACCTCCTGCTTGGCCCACGCCTTGCCCTGCCGGTACTGGAACGCCCAGCAATCGACCTCCCAGGACCAGCCGGTGATGGTGCGCTCGCGGACGCTGTTGGGGAAATCGGTCTGGTAGGCACCCGACCCGAAATACGACCTGGCCATCCCGTTGAACTTCATCGCCGCCGACTCGTCCTTGAGCAATTTGGGCTTGGCGGGTGTCGGGACCCTTGAGTTTAGGATGGACTCAGACAGCCCAGCGACCGAATCCTCGATGATGCCGTAGGCGTAGCAGACGCCGGTGTTGGGTTCGTCCTCGTCATCGACCGCGTCCTTGATGGATTTGTAGATCTTGTAGCACCGGATGGCCGTGTCGAGCTTCGGGCTGTAGTAATCGCTGCTGGAGCGCAATCGCTGGCCGGTCTTGCTGATGAGATCGACACGCTTGGCCTCGTCCGCGGCCAGCTTGGCCATCGTAAGTCCCTCGGTGGCCATTATCGGTTCATCCCCATGCGCTCCTTGAGCAGGTCCCTGGAGAGGTCCTCGTAGGAGTCCATGCCCTCGAACAGGAGGCCGCATTGATGCTCGCGCTGGAGTTGGTCCCCGGCGTAGTCGAACATGTTCTTTCGGAACTGGTGGTCTTTCTCGGCGGATCTGGCCTGGCCCTTGGTGAGCTTGAGCTCGAAGGTCGCCTGGCTCTGGCAATGCAGGCAGGTCCCGCGGGCCATGATGCGGTCGTTGTAGTAATTGACGGAGATCGGCCCCTCGAACACCTTCCTGTCAGGGTTGACCAGCTTGGCCAATCCGATCCTCGGCCCGCCCCCTACGACGTTCCCGTAGGCATCGAGCAGTTGGCCCATCCTACACCCCCACATGTCCGTTCGGCCTGATCTTAGGCCGGAAGAATATCATTTTTCCGGCTCCGGGTTCCAGTGGTGCGATATATCTTTCGCCGGCCTCGGCGCCGTAGCGCTCCAAATCGGGGAAGTCCTTATACTGCAACATCGGCATCTCGCTCTGGCCGCGCCGCTCGTCATGGTTCTCTTTGTAGCCGTAATGCGACATGCCGAACCTGCTGTTGTGGCAATGCTCGAGCCAGAAATAATCAGGGGTCACGCCCTTGAAGGGATCCCCGAGCAGACCCTTGACCTTCATGTGCCCAGGGACCACGGCGTCATCCGGGAAGAACATCCGCCTGAGCTTCCCGTCGGTCACGGCCTTGTACGCTTTGAAGAACTCCTCGGCAATAGAGCTGACTGTCTCGCCGGTCATCGAGGCCGACGGCCCGTAGTTGGGGTCCATGATGGTGGCGTGCGCCGGCTTGCCCACGCCCAGCGCCGCCTCGGTGATCTTGGTCAGCTTGGCGTACTGCTTGAATCCCCAATGCCAGGACTTGATCTTGTGGAACGGCCGCATGGACATGTCCGGCCACTCGGCCACGCAGAAGCTCTTGCCGTCCGGGAAGAACGCGCGCCAGTTGGTAGCCCATGGCTTCCTGCCGTGCGGGTCGATGCGCTGCCAGAGCGTGTAGAGCCCCTTGGCCCAGCAGTCGGCGTAGTAGGGCGGGAACTCAGGCAGGGTGTGGCCGCTCGGGTCATCCCGGAACATGTTGTAGATCGCACCGGCCTTGGCCCGGCTCTTGCCGTCCCTGCGCGCAAGCAGGTCGTCATCATCGCAGTCGCGCCACTGGTCCTGGAGCGCTTCGTGCGGCATCATCCCGCGGATTCCGTGGGTGATACAATTTTCCTCCGCCGACAGCTCCATGCAGAGCACGTCGTCGCTCAGGCGCTCGATGGTCTCGAATTCGTCGGAGTAGAACGCTGGATGCTCGGATTCCTGGTCAGTGTAGAACAGGAAGATAATCCCGCCGAACCGGAACCTGAACTTGAGGGCCTTGAAATGCGCCCGGCTCATCGGCTCATCGACGATGGCCCAGTTGAGCGTGATGGATTCTCCCTCAGACGGGTCCTGCTTGAAGGTGAAGACATCGAATTGCGAGCCCGTGTCCGGGAATCTGTAGAGGTCGTTGAAGTTGCGACCGCGCTTGCTCGATTTGTAGCGTCCGCGCCGGAGCCACTTGGTGAACTCCATGTCGTAGTTGTTCTCGGCGGCGTTCGGGGTCGTCAGGATCCTGCCGCGGTTGGGGCGCTGGAACTCGCGCAGGTAATCGACCTTGTCCAGGTAGGCGTTCGGGTAGTTGTCGGAGAGGTAGCTCGCTAGGCTGACGGCAGTCACGGTCTTGGAGAGTCCGTTGCCACCCCGCATCATGGCGATGTAGATTCGGTTGGATCCCGGCCTGAATCTCCGGTTGAACTCGGTCAGGAATCGCTCGATGCCGCCGTTGGGCACCCAGTACCGGCATTTCTCCTCGACCAACCTGCGCTGCTGCTCGGCGCGGGCGCTCGCCTGGGCGTTGCTGAGCTGCGGGTCGGTCGCAATCACGGAGGCAATACCTCGCCGAGGAAGTCCTCGGGCCGCGCCTGGCCGGTGATGATGAGTTGGATCTGGCAGTCAGTGAAATTCTGGTATTGGCTGAGCTCGGTGCCCTTCTCCTCGAGCGCGCCCTGGGCCTGCATGTTGAGCTTGGCGGCCTCGAGCCTGGTGCCGTGGTCGATGTCCTCGACGGCATCGCCGAACTTGCCCATGTAGGACGGCCGCGTGACCTTCTTGGCGTTGTGCGCCTCGAAGATGACCCTGGCGGACTCCTCGAGCTTGGCCCCGGCAGCGTTGAGGTAGACGCTCATGTAGCGCTTGACCGCCGGCTGCTCGAGCGCGCGCTTGACCGTCTTGTTGGGCAACCTGGTCATGTGCCCGATCTCGGCGATGGTCATCTTGGGGTCCCGCATCCTCCAGCCGGCGATGTCCTCCTCGTTCTGGGAGAGTCCGCCCTCCGCGGCGGTCAGCGGCGGCGCCGGCGGGTTGCCAGTGACGATCTCGTTCTGGTCCTTCTCGAGCGGTTCGCGGTCCGGGCGGGTCAGCTTTACTTTACGGGGCGCTTTCGCAGGCGGCGATACAGGAAGTCCATCCACTCCCAGTCCTTGCTCCGGTGCGGGCCGAGATGCCAGATCCCCAGTCGGCAGGTCTGGCGCCGCGGCTTGGCCTCCAGGATCAGCGGGACAGGTTCCCGGCACGGCTGCTTCCTCCTCATCCTCGAGCGTGGCCATTCACCGCTCCGTTCGCTTGGCATTTTGAAAGGTCGGCACGCAGATAGAATACCCGCGTTGTGCCACAAAAGTCAAGAGCCCCGGCGGCAGGAGGTACGGAACCCGCCGGGGCTCCTGTTTTATGGATCTGTCGCTGCGTCAGCGGACGGTCGCGTGCGTCTTGTGCGTGCCCTCCACGCCCTCTTTCTCGCGCCGGGTGGTCCGCTCGTTCAGGATGCGGATAGCCTCATTGACGTGCATGAGCGCCTCGGAGTTCTCCTGGCAGGGATACTTGCTCTCCTGGTAGAATTCCAGACGGACCTTCGCCGCCTTGAGCACTCCCTCGACGAACGCGCCGGTGGGCTCCTTGCGGTCCTTGCCGCGGCCGAGCGGCCCGTCCTGCCAGGTGATGGTGATGCCGGTCCCCATGACCGTTCCGCCGGTCGGGTTGCCGTCCGAGTCCGTCGCGTTTCTGAATTCGATGTCTTGGTTCATAACTCTCCTTGGGTTCAGCGTTTCTTGCGGACCGGCTTCTCGCCGGCATAGCGCGCCCGGACGAACGCTTCGGCTTTTGGTCTCGAGTCGGAATGTCCGACGACATCGCCGGTGCCCGTCCGGTAAATTATGTACTGCCCGTCTGAGCGGCGGCGGATGCTATAAGGCATCAGTAGGGTTTCACTCCATGGACGGCGCATAAGATGAACCCGATGGTGATGGCCGCGGCGTAGAGCGCGACGATCCATGTGACGTACCAGTGGGCATTCGGCGGGATCGGCGGGGTCGGTAGCTGGCATGCCCTTCGGCTCATGATGGCACGGATTATAGCAGGCGAGGCGATGCGTGTCAAGCGGTCAGCCCCACCGCGCAGCTTGTAGCGGGCTTGGCGGGTCAAGATGTTCCCGGGGCCGCGATGCGGAACGCTAACCCAATGGCCAGGATACCGAGCAGCATCAGAACCACCCCGATCATGATCCCGGCGAACAGCGCGTTGTCCTTCGTCTTGTTCACGATCATGACCAGGCGCTTGTTGTGGTGCCGGGCCGCGCGCTCGAGCGCTGCGATGCACGCCTCCGAGACCGGGATATCCGGGCGGGTCATGATATATGACCCCCGAGAATGCTCTCAGACCGTCGGAATATTGCCGAGACAAATAACCATGTTGGTGGGCATGAATCTCTTTGCGGGGCGTCGACGACAATAATAGACTCGCACCCACCCGGCTGGACCTCGAGTAGACCGCACTCGGCTGGAATCTCCTCCGGCTTGGCCACTCCGGGAGGCGTGATAAACCAGAACTTGTTTGAGAATTTTAGGCCGATCCTTCGCTTCCGCGGTTTCTTGAGCTCACGTAGGAAATCGGATCTGGATACTTTAATCTCGTAAGTGACTCTGGCGAGCCCTTTCGACGGGAACTCATGCATAGCGAATGCGTCGAGGAAGCTGTTCGCATCGACCTTGTACCCGGTACCGGTCCTTAGTTCGAAGGCAAGGTGCCAATGCTCTCGGTGCCGCCATTTTATTGCCGCGATCATGACGGCGTTTTGGGTTTCGTTATCTGTCATAGCGCTGCCTCCTCGGCATGGCACGGGCAGGTGCAGTAGACGCTGAAGCATTTCCAATGCATGCCGCGGCCGCAGGTGACGCTGACCTTCTCGGCCATGACGCGCATGCCGATGCGCTTGTCCTTGCCCATCCGCTCGCTGGCCCTGCACCGGCTGATTCGGATCGTCGAGTGTAGGGGGGTCATGCCGAGCCCTCGTCGCTCACTAACCCGCCGGCCTGGCGCAGGGCCTTGGCTCTGGCGGCCTGGCGGCGCAGGGATGCCTTGCCCGCTTCCTCGATCTCGGAGATCCCGCCCAACGTCTTCTGGAGGGCTTCCTGGTCTGGGGTCAGGGCTGGCTCAGGCTCCGGCTCAGCCTCGAGTTCCCGCTGGATGGCCTCTGCGGCCGGCTCGCTCGCTGATGCCCCAAGGACCACCGGCTCCGGGGCAGCTGCGATCGCGGCGTTCATCACATCGTAGAGCGTCCCCGCGTTCTGGGCCCTGTCGAACGGGATCAGGTCCTCATGCTTGGCCAGCCGGATGACCGCTGCGTTCGCGTTGCGCCATGCGGCCTCAGCATCATCGCGGGTCTCAAAGCTGGTGGAGTTCCAATCCTTGTGGTCTGCAGGGTAGTACTCCGGGTGCCCAAGTAGGCCGCGCTCCCGTACGCTGTCCCGGCGCCCGCTGGGCAGCAGCCCCGGGGTCGTGCTCAGCGGCGCCCACTTGACCATCCCCTCGTTCCAGGTGTCAGGCTGGGGGTCCCCCCAGCGCCAGTGCCGGCCCAGCGGCGCGTGGGGCATCAGGGCCTCCCAGTGGGTCCGCTTACGCGGTGGGGCGGGGGGCCCGGCCGGATGGGGGGTGGGGGCCTTTCCTGGGCCGTTGCCGCTCGATTCTGGTTGGGGGGAGACATTTACTTCGGGTATTATATTTACGCGCGTGGGTACCCCCTCTGTAAGCTCTGAAGACTCTGTGCGCGCGTTCTCAGACCCTCTCCTGCCGGGGGATACGACCCTCTCCTGCGGCAGGATATACCCCTCTCCTGCCGGGGGATACCCTTCCTTAGGAGATGTCCCTTGGCAGGATATCCTGCGGCGGGGGATATAGTCATGCTCGAACTCCCGGCCGTGCATCGGTATCCGCCACTCCGATATCTTGGTGTTGAACCCGATCTGGGGCTCCTTCTCGGTGCCCCCCAGCTTCAGGACATCAGAGCTCTCCATGGCCCTACCAGCGTCCCTGATAACCTCCCACTTCCGGCCGAGGTCCTTGGCTATCCTCTGGATGGAGTACGGGGTCATGCGCTCAGCGGTCCATGGCCCGGCGCCGTCCTTCTTGCGGTTGCCGTACGTATGCCAGAGCACCCACATAGCGACGGCATACTGGGCCTCTGTGAAGTCCGTCCTGGCTATTTTTTCGCATAGGTCGCTGGCGAACTTGAACCACCCGTCGTCGGTGTCTGCTTTTTCGTGTGAGTGCATGAGGCCCTCTAGAAAATAACGGAGCCCCTGGGCGCCTTCCCGCGCCGCAGGGGCAAACTTTTGCCTGGGAAGAGGCTGAGAAAATAATAGCATGTGGGGTTTTTGTTGTCAAGTGGAAAAAAATAAAAAACGGGAGGTCCGCGCCGGTGGGGGGTGGTGGGTGGTCGGGGGGTGGCTTGGAGGGGTGCCCCCCCTCCGCCATGATCCGCGGCGCGCAGCCGGCGGGCGCCCAGGCCGGGGCGAGAGCTCAGGCCCAGGCGCGCCGAGCTCCGCCAGCATCTGGGCCTAAGGGCCTATGCCCCCAGGCATCCAAGCACGCAGGGGCATAATCGGCCGAATGGCGCATTGAGAGGCACCAGAAAAGGATACATAATGTATCTTATCAGAAGTTGTCCTATTTAGTGGCAGTTCGGGGGGCAAGTTGTGCCGGGGTCCAGGCGCGCCCGGCCGGCCGCAGGCTGTGCGCTCCCAGCTCCGTTGTCCGTGGGGATTTCGGCGCGCCCGGTCGGTTCGCTAAGGTCGCATCAGCCCCAACCCAACCCTTGCAACATTCCTGCCACAACCACATCTCGCGCGATACTAATACAGTGCATAGTTTGGCCGTTTCGTTGCCTTCCCACCTGGGACATTTCCAACCCAACCCAACCCCACCCCGCATCCATTCACAATCTATTCAAGGTTTATTCATGTTTCATTCATAAGACCGTTCAGACTTTGAACGCTTGTCAAGACCTAGCCCATACCGCTGTCAAGGCCCAGATACGCCATAGGTCCAAGGACCTACGTAGATTATATCCCTCGTCGTACGTAGTAATCCCACTTGACGAGGTATGATGCATCTGCTACACTATAGGCATGAACCTCGCCATCCACGCCGCACCAAGCCTCGACCGCATCGCCATCAAGGACCCTGCGATCCTCAGGATCCCGCTCATCCACGACCTCTACCACGCCGCCGCGCGCGCCAGCTACGCCACGATCCGCGCCGACCGCATCACCATCACTAAGGAGGTATGACCCATGGACTACCACGTCCACGACAACGTATCGCCGGCTTGGCCTTGCGGCAAATTCGCCACCGAACAGGCCGCAAGGGATTTCGTCGCCGGCCGTCAGGCCCAATGGGCCATGATGGGCTTGCGCCGGCCGCGTTACACGATCTACCGCAGGGATATTCCTATCGCAATATACCAGGAGGTATGACCACATGAAACCAAGCGCAGAACAACTGATGGAATGGATGGACGACGGAGGCGCCGAAGCAACAGACGGCTGTTGGGTTGAACCGGATGGGACCTGCGAGCACGGGAAAAAGTCCTGGCTGCTGGTCCTGGGCCTCATCTAGCCCCTACGGGGACCTTGGGAACGTCCCAGGGTCCCGGCGGAAGCTGGAACAAGGAGGAGCACATGAAAACCAAGAGCACGCATACGTGCCGCATCAATAAAATCCAAAAGCGCTATCCCGGTTCGAGACGCCAGCGGAATTTCCACGGGGCCGGATCGTACAGCGTGGACTTTTTTTCCAGGGCCACGGGCGAACTGATCGCATCTCATAATCTCTAGAGGAGGAGCAAGGGAAGTCATGACCAACAAGACCAAGCACACGCACGACGAGGGAATTACCCAGGTCCTCGCAAGCTGGATCAATGAAGGCTGGCCCGAATACCGAGAAAAACGGGCTCAACAGGTGGCCGACATCCATGGGTGGGATGTGGCCCGCGCGGCGCTCGCCAAAGCCCAAGGGGGAAAATCATGAAGGACAAGCAGGCGCCGTGGAGCGTAGACGAGGGATGGAGCCGGATTCTTGACGCCGACGGTAAGCTCATTATCCTGTTGGGCGCGGCGGGCAGGGTTGACGACCTGGCCCGCATCGTCGCTTGCGTCAACGCCTGCGCCGGGATCGAGGACCCCGCGCAAACGATTAAGGACCTGCTGGCCGCTTGCCAGGAGGTTGATACCGTCCTGTCCCGCGAGTCGGTCGCCAACATGCGGCCGGAGAAGGCGCGGCTACGCAATGCAATGTTATCCAGTGTCCGCGACGCCATCGACAATGCCGAGGAGAAATCATGACCAACAAGACCAAGCAGACGCACACGCCAGGACCCGGCGGAATAACAAGGATGGAAGTCCTTGTGGATAGGATGGGCGGATATGATGTTTTTACCGTCATCGGCTATTTCGACAATGACCGCCTTGGGGCCAACATCTACACGGGTACGAACGGGGATTTAGCCCGCCTCATTGCCGCTTGCCCGGACCTGCTGGCCGCTTGCAAGATCGTCCAGGGCCGATATGACAGTGGCGAGTCTATCGGCTCCGCGCTGTTACCATACCTGGCGTCCGGCCAGCTCCGCGCCGCCATCGCCAAGGCCGCGCCCAAGTCCTGAATCAGTCCGGGGGCCTTCGGGCCTCCTGGCGGAATCAGGAACACAGCTAAACAGGAGGTATCATGTTCACGGAGAGAATCGAAATAGGATTGCGCATCTATAACCCGCTGCCCTACTGCGGCCGCGGCGTTGTGTTCGCCATCCATGGCGAGCAGGACCAAGCCTCATGCCAGATTATGAAGGGCGTCATCAGTTCCGGCGGCCGGGCCATGATTGATGTGGTTTGGGAGGCCGGAAGGGAAAGCAGGGGAATCCCTGAAAGCCTCTTGCGCGGGTCCGTCCAGTGGAAGGTAGAGACTGAGCGCCCACGGGCCGACGGCGACGAAATCGCTAACCTCAGGGAAGCTGCGCGCCGCCGCGAATCCAAAGAGAAGCAGGCCCGCGAGGACCGCGCGAGCGCCAAGCGCGCCGGGATCGAGCGCCTCAGGCACGCGCCCGAGTACGCCGGACTCCTGCAACTCAGCCCGGAGAACCGCAACAGCCTAACCACGGCCGCAAAGAACATAAGGGCAGAACTCAAGCGTGCTTTCCCTGGTGCGTGCTTCAAGGTCAGATCCGACAGGTTCAGCGGCGGCGACTCCATCGACGTTTCATGGATCGACGGCCCGACCTTCAAGCAGGTTGAGGCCATCACGAGCAAATACCAGGACGGCCACTTTGACGGCATGGAGGACATGTACCACCATGGCGACGAAGCGTGGAACGTGGTATTCGGCGACGCGAAGTACGTGCACGAGCAACGGCGGCTTTCCGTCTCGTTCCTGGAATCCGTCCGGGCCGAGATGGGTTACTCGGCCGAGCAGGTGCCTGTCGAGAGCCACAACGACGGCGAGGGGTATATCGACTCATGGAGCAGGGGCGACAACCGCAACCCCTGCGAGCAGGTGCAGAAGGCCGCAAGCGAACGCTCCGCCTAGCCTGCCCAGGCCCACGCGCAGCGACGCGCGGGCCGAGGGGAGTTTATGCAAGGAGGTATGACCATGCCAAAGGATAAGCTGTACGAGTTCACCGTCGTAATGATCGGATGCGGCCCGACGCCCGAGGCCGCATGGACGGAGGCCGCCGAGCACGCCGTAGAGGACTCGGGCGACTTCTGCTCGACCAAGGACCTGCCCGGCTATGTAGAGATCAACAAGGACGGAACGCCCAAGGGAGGACGCCGACCATGCCCAAAAACCTAGACCTGTTCGACGAGCCAACCGCACCCGCCAAGCCCGCCAAGGCCCTACGCCTACCCGAGTACCGGGTATCCGTGGTCAGGGATGGGTCCGTTGATGTCGAAGGCGCCGAAGCCCTGGACTCGCCCGACATCGTAGCGCGCGCCATGCGCCAGATCATCAACGGTGACGAGCGAGAGTTCTTTGTCCTGTTCATGCTCGATAGCCGGAACCGCCTGAAGCGGTATTCCATCATCAGCATCGGGACCTTGACCGCCTCGCTCGTCCACCCGCGGGAGGTATTCCGGCCCGCTATCGTGTCCGGCGCCGCGGCCGTGATAGTCAGCCACAACCACCCGAGCGATGAGGTCCGCCCAAGCCCTGAGGATAAGGACACCACGCGCAGGCTGGCCAAGGCCGGTGAAATCCTGGGCATGCCCGTGCTAGACCACGTGATAGTGACGAGCGATACCCATATGTCCTTCCGCCAAGAAGGGCTAATCTGAGAGGAGGTACCATGTACTATCGAGCGAAGGAAGCGAAGAAGGGACGCATCGCCCATATCAAAGGGCACCCAACACTGGGGCCGGAGATGCTTTTTTGTGGCAAGACCCCAGGGGTAGAGCTACGGGCAGACGGTCCCGGCCTCATCATCTGCAAAACCTGTTGGGAGGAGGAAATCCGCCGGGACTCCGGGGAAGCATTCAAGGCCCAGGAGGCCGACAGGGCCAAATTGGGACCCTACGCCTACGCCATCCCGAAGGACTCGCCCCTCCTGCGGACCTACGAAGCCGACCTCCGGGACCGCGCGGCCCTGGCCGCCTTGAATGGCGAGCTCTCCCACCAGCCCAAGGCAGTCCTGACTCTTGAAATGTACGCGACGGACGCCTGGCGTCTCGCCGACGCCTTCATGGCCGAGCGCGCCCGCCGGCTGGCCAAGGAGGACTGACCCATGCTGAAAATAGAAATCGATGTATCTGAAGAAAACGAGGGAACGGACTCGCCGTGGTGGCTGATCGTTGACCCGAAGCAGATGATGAGGCCGGAGGCTCACACCGTAGCCATGAGCATGATTACGGGTCCGTTCTTCTCGCGTGAGGAGGCGGAAGACCACCTGAGGTCTCGTAGGCATGCCTTCTCTCGACGAGCCGTCGTCTGGTGTCATAGCGGCTATTGGTCCAGACAGTACAAGGAGAAGTACCGAGAGGCGGAGATGGCCCTCGCCGCAACCAGGGCGGCCCGACAATGACCCGCTGCTACTTCAGACCGTGGAACATAGGGACGGGGCTCTGCTACCTGGAGCGTGGGCACGCCGGGGAGCATAAATACGCTGAGGAAGACTTCATCCCCAACCCCGCCATCCCGCCCACCATCATCCCCAAGCCCGACCCCACCCTGCCGGGCGGCCAGATCCCGTATCAGCCCGCCATATTCGGCGAGCTATTCCAGGAGGAGGAGGACGAGAAATGAAAGTCAAAGAACTTCAAGACGCGCTTTCGAAGATGCCGCCTGAGGCGGAGGTAGATTATATTTGGGACGGTGCCGCCAGAAGCACGGCAGAAATTGTTTTCCTCGCGCGGTCGGGGACGGTCATGATCGCCGAGCTGTCCCAGCCCGTCTATTACGATGATGACAGGCCGGCATCGGCTCCGACAGAGGAGCAGCAGGCCGACTGGAGTCCAGGGGAGATACGATGACCCGAGACCCATCCAAAGCCGTCCACGTAGACGCCAAGGCCCAGGCCCGCAAGGCCGCTGCCTGGAAGGACTACCGGGAGGCGTGCGCAAGGCTCGATGCCGTAGCCCCCGAGCTGTCCGAGACCGCAACCTGGGCCATCGCGCAGGCCGAAGTAACCCGGACCCGTAAACTCTGGGAGCGCGCCCGGGTCCGTTCAGCCCGGGCCGCCCTGGGCAAACCATGATCGTGGTCTGCTCAGTCTGCAACATCCAGTTGAGCACCAAGCCGGGCCGGGGCATCAGCCATGGCTACTGCCGATTCCATGAGCTCGAGCTGCTCCGGGACATGGGCGCCATGACCGCGGCCGAGGCCGCCGAGCTCGAGCAAATCATTAGGGAGCGCCAACGATGAAAAAAAACAAACACACGTCCGGACCACCAAGATCACCCTCGCGGGCGGCCGGGCTCGCCGTATTCCGCGAGATTGCGACCTCAATCGAAAGGGTGATGCAAGCCCATATGTTTGCGAGGATGCTTCTTGACCCTAGGCTAAGGGTGAGGAAAAAGACCCGATGAGGAAAAAGGTCAAGAAGAAGATACTCTTCCTTGAGCCCAGCGGCAGCCCATTGGCCGCCCTGCTGGGAAAATGCAGGGATGACCGACGCACCGAAGTATCTCACGAATGGTTCGAGGACAAGCTATATCCGATGACGAGGTGGAGCATCCTCTGCGCCTGGCTCGCCCTCCTCGAGAAACGCATCGCACGGGAGAAATATCAGAAATGCCCCAACCGAGGATAGGTCTGACCATCCACACAGACGGCCGAGTCCTGGTTCAGCCCATGGATTTCCTGGGCCGGCCAGCGTTCGCAACATTCCGGCGTATCTGCTCCCACAACGGGGCTAGATATGACGCCGAGGTCAAGGCGTCCGCCATCCTCCCGGACCTGGTCCCGGGGCTGGTAGCCGCCCTGCGGCAAGGCGGCCTGGGCCCGCTTGTGAGCCCGCCCTTGGCGGCCCTGCTCCAGTCCAAGGCCCAGGAGGCACGGGACGCTCAGGCGCAAGCCTCGAACCGCCTGAAGGAGCTTACTGCGCACCTGGCAGAACGCGGGCTCGAGCTCTACCCGTTCCAGATTGTGGGGGTGGCCTGGCTGGAAGGCCAACAGACAGCATTATTGTGTGACATGATGGGCCTTGGCAAAACCATCCAGCTTGCCATGGCCATGAACCGGGCGGAGGATGCCCGGGCCATCATCGTCTGTCCGGCATCGCTCAAAGGTAACTGGGCCCGGGAGCTCGGCATCTGGCGGCCGGAGATTACGCCTGTCATCCTGTCAGGCCGCGGGTCCTTCTGCTGGCCGCAGCCAGGCCAGGCCATCATCATCAACCCGGACATCCTGCCCAAGGTCGAGGAGGAGGATGAGGAAGGGGTAGTCCACCGGGTCAAGCCCTTCGAGGATTGTCCATCTAGCATCGACTTGGTAGGAGACGAGTGCCACGCCTACAAGAGCACCGGAACCAATCGCACAAAGAGCTTCCGGGCGCTCGGCCGGGCCGTGCGCAAGGCCGGCGGCCGGACATGGGGAGCATCGGGCACCCCCCTACTCAACCGTCCCGAGGAGCTCTACAACCTGCTCTCCGTCTTCGACCTGCTCAAGCAGACCTTCGGCGACTGGCCGGGATTCTGCCGGGCCTGGAACTCCAAGGCCGGCTACTGGGGCGGCCAAGAATGGGGCGAGCCATCGCCCGCAGTCGGGCCCATCCTCAAGCGCGCCATGCTCAGGCGCAGGCGGGAGGAGGTCCTACCGGATCTCCCCACCAAGACCCGCGGCACCATCCCGGTCGAGATCGACCGCAAGACCAGGGACCTATGCGAGGCAGCGCGGGCCGCCATCGAGGCCGCGGGCATCTCCCTGACCGACATGATCGAGGCCGGGCAGGTGTCCGGGCCAGCCTTCGAGATCATCGCACGTACCCGTAGCTCCCTGGCCAAGGCCAAGATCCCGGCGCTCATGGACCTGCTCGATGAGTACGAGGAGCAAGGCCAGGCCGTTGTCGTGTTCTCAGCCCACCGCGCACCCATCGAGGCGCTCGAGCACCGCAAGGGCTGGACCTGGTTCACCGGGGAGACGGCGCCGGGCAAGCGCACGGCCATCGTCCAGGACTTCCAGGATGGAAAGTTCAAGGGCCTGGGCACCACGATCGGCGCCGGAGGCGTCGGGCATACCATGACCTTCGCGCACCATGCGATTTTCGTTGACCTCGAATGGACCCCAGCGCTCAACTGCCAGGCCGAGGACCGCCTTTGCCGGATCGGCCAGGACAGGGGCGTCATCATCAGGATCCTGGAAGCGCCCGGCACGGTTGACCAAGACGTCAACGTCCTACTCATGGCCAAGCAGAAGATCATCGACGGGTCCATCGAGAAAGCCGCGGCCAAGCCCGCGGAGGTACCCATCGCCGTTATGCCTGAGGAGCTCGAGGCCGCGGCCAAGAACGTGGGCAGGGTGGAGATCCGCAACTTCGCCAAGCGTAGGCCGTCCACGCCAGCGGAGGAGGACGCCCTCGCCCGACTCATGGACCTGGCGCAGCGCCATGCGTTCAGCGACAAAGACAAGGGCTTCGGCGAGTCACTTGCAGGTCAAGTCCAGGCCGCGGGCGGGCTCACCGACAAGCAATGGACGTATGCGGTCCGGCTCGCCCGGGCCTATCCAAGGGAGGTCTAGTCATGCAAGGTAGATTCTGTCCGCACGGAATAGCAAATGGTGAGTTGCCTAACCGCTGTCCGCATTGTCGTATCGCAGCCCTGGAAACGCAGGGCGGTCCGGCTCGCCCGGGCCTATCCAAGGGAGGTCTCATGAAAGAGTACAACCAGATGGGCCCCACACCGTGGGTCTTTTATCGGGATGGAGACAGCGCTGGAATCAACGACGCCGACGGGGAAAACGTCTGCGACGATATGAACTACTACCCATCCGCACCCAACGAGGTCGAGATGAAGCACATCGTCAAATGCGTGAACTCGCACGACGCCCTTCTGGCCGCATGCGAAAAAGCTCTTGCCGTCCTGGGGCCACAGAACGTCGAGACTCGGCAGATGCTACGCGCCGCCATCGCCGCAACCAAGGAGGTCACATGAAAGAGGCAGCGAGAGAAGTGGAAGATTTCCAGCGCGCGAGGCTCCAGGAATTGTTGGCTCAATGCACCGAGTCTCAACGTGACGTACACCGCAGGATGTACATCGGCGGAGTCAAGACTTCTCAGCTTACGTGGGCAATACAGCAATGCCTAAACACCGTCAAGGTGAATCAGTCCAGTCCCAAGGAGGTCGCATGAACGACAAGTATAAAAGACGGGCCATCGTCGGTCAGGAGATGCTCATAAAACGCCTGGAAACCAAGCTCGCCGATGCTGATAGGAAGATTAAGACCCTGTTGGCCGCGTGCCGAGCAATCTCGGAGGCCCGCTATGATGAAGTCGGAGACTACATCTACATGGCGGGAGAGGCTGTCCGAAAAGCCGAGGGGGAATAATGTCAGGAGCACCAGGCCGCAAGGGCTTTTCGCCCGTCTGCCACACCGAGCTGCACCGCTGGGCTGTCGAGGAAGGCTACAGCTCGACCACGCTCGGCCGGGTCGTGGGGATCCACCGCGTCACGGTACGGCGCCATTTCCTGGGCTGGGCCATGGACGCCCGGACCTCCCGGGACTACCGGCTCCACTTCAAGGGCATCCCGGTCCCGGTGCGCGGCCGGCCGCAATGGTTCGCGCATCCGCTGCCCATCAGGAAGCTGCCGCTACCGGGCACCATCGCCACGAACAACGAGCTGGCCCGCTAGGGTCGGCAGGCGTTCCCGAGCTGTAGCGCAGTCTCAAAGACCGCCAGGGCATCAAGGACGTGCCCGCGGTCGTCCTTCCTGGGGAACATGGCCCGCACCTGCGGGTACTTCTTGTCGACGTAGTCCTGGGCCGCCTCCTTCGATGAGGTCCACCTGCCAAGGAGGCATTGCCTGACCTCGCCCGCGCTGTAGAACTCAGCAAACAGGCCATACCTGTCCACCACGCAAGCAATCAAGGCCGAGGCGTAGGCCAGGCACTTGAGGGCAGGGGCGCTCTTGGCGCCGGCCACCGGCAGCTCGACTACCAAGCGCTTGATGGAGTGGTACTCGATCAGCCTACAGAGCTCATGGTGGGCCTGCATTACCCGGCGCGCGTCGTCATCGGCCTGGCGCACGCGCTTCTTACGGGGATCCGGCTCGGTCGTAATCAGGCTGAGCCCTACCACCTTCCAAGGCTGGGAGGTCATGGCCGGCTGGTCCTCCATGATGGCCACGCCCAGATGGGCGAGCCCGGCGTCGAGCGCGATGACTTTCATTTCCACAACTCCCAACCGAATAGGATAGCGAAGGCGCACAGGAACAGGGCAAGCAGCTTCCAGTCACGTGGGGCCAGGGGACGGCTCATCCCCGTTCCCCCTTGGCATCCCCTTCGAGTGATTGGTTCTTCATGGCTTCTTCACCATCATCAGCCGCAATTCTCCATGTGGCATCATAGCGAGGACATAGAACTCTATGCCCTTTATTTCGACTCGCTCATCGACATGTAGCGTCGGAAGCGGCACAGAGTCCAACACCTCCTTCTTGCTCGGCCAATCAGTAGCCTCATCGAACCGCTTGGCGAATTCGTCCGGCAAGTCTCGAAAGGTCCCGGTCTTTTTGTCCATCATGTACTTTCCCCCTTGGCCTTGGCCTCAAGCCATTCCCGAAAGTGTTTCCAATCTACAGCGCATGGCATCTTGTCAAGAACTTCGCGCAAGACCTCAGCTCTGACCCTGGCATCGTGCGCCTTCCACCATGCGGTGATAGTCGCGTCCGAATCCATCCTCGCCAACTCCCTCCTGAGTCTATGGTTCTCATCCCTAAACCCATGCGCCCTTCTGCGCCATTCACTCTTGCTTACTTTATTATTTGGTGGCCCCGGCTCTGGTCCATGACGCTCTATTTCTTGTCCGCCCGTGAACATATATCCTCCATGCTTTCGCCGGACAGAAGGCGTAGCTCAATAATGACCGACCCCATCGTGGTCTGTCCCAACTCCCTGACTCGCTCGATAGACCGAATGATGCCGTGCTTTTCGGATTCCCTATCCCTCCTCGCCAACTCCTCCTTGGCCCACTCCGGCGTGAGGGCAAGAGCCGGAGCCAGGACGGTCTCGGTCACGCTGTCCATTTGAACCTCTGCGGCCTGAGGAGTTCGCTTGGCCGAGAGGAGATGCCGAGCCATTTCGACGGCAATCCCGATGGCCTTGTCCTTCTTCTCCAAGACCATGATGAGTTCTTCTCGCGAGGCCTCTTGCCAGGTTGGGGCAGGAATGCCGACCTTGGCGATCTGTTCCCGCACATCCTCAAGCTCGGCCTCGGCATCCTTCACCCGCTTCGCCATGGCCATGACAATCTCGTCCTTCTTCAGCTTCTCCATGTACTCGGGGTCGAGGCATTTCTCAGCTATAGCCCTCATGTCCTCAAGCTCGTCCTTGACCTGGGTCAACTCCTGCGCGGCTTCGTACTCCATGCTTTGGAGTTCGAGGATGCGTTCATTGGCGGCGGCGAGGTCGGTTTCGGCTTTGTGCCGCCCATCGCGTGTTATCTCCCATTGCTTTCGTAAGTCCTGTATGGCTGATTGCTCATTTCTTACGGAGTCTTCACGTACCAATATGGACCGCTTCGCGTCGGCAACCTCCCTCTCCAACTCTCTGACCCTCGCCATGGCTGTGGCGTAGTTGGCTTGTGATGTCAGCGCTGACCTATGAAGGTCAGCATGGTCAGTATGTGACTTTCCAAACGTGGCCAAGTTTTCCCTCAACTCCCCGCACCTCTTGCGGAGGGTGGTGTTTTCGGCGCACATCGTAATGTGTTCGTCCATGGCCTCCCTGGGCGTCACAACAGCCCCGCATGTCGGACACTCAGGACCATGTGCGAATGTATCACCGACTGACATCAGGTCTTGTTTACTCATCCCCCTTCCCCCTTGGCCTTGGCCTTAATCTCAGCGATTTTCCCCAACGCCCAGTTTGCTGTAGCGTCAGGACTCTCAGCTTGGGATCGTGCTATTTGATAGAGGGCCTTCTTCGCTATCGCAAGCATTTTCTCGTTACGGGTCATGCGTCCCCCTTCCCCTTGGCATCCTCGCGGAGGGCGGCGAGGGCCTTATCCAAGGTGCAATCCGCGCGATGAACCGCGACCAATGTGGTATCCCCAGTGCGCGAATGAAACTGTCTCGCAAGTTTCTGGCGAGCCCTTACCGCCACAATCACAGCATCCATCTTCGCCAACTCCTCCTTGGCCCACTCCGGCGTGAGGGCGAGGGCTTCCTTGGTACTCGCCCATCCTGGATGGCATTTAAGGACATGGGCCAACTCCTTGTCCTTCTTCTCGACGAGGATTAGCGCGGCGGCGAGCCTAATACCCGACTCCTCAAGGTGACACTCCGCAACGCATCGCTTTGCGTCAGCCTCACCAAGCTCCTTCCTCACGGCGGCGAGGTCGGCCTTGGCCTTGTCTAGCCGATAATCGAGGCCGATGAGTTTTCCGCACGAGTCAAGCTCCTTCCGCGCCTCCTCAAGCTCGGCCTCGGCCTTCTCGGCGCGGCACATCACACAGGTCCCGTAGTTGCCGACCCAATACTCGTTGTGTCCACACGTGTTCATGCTCATCCCCCTTCCCCCTTGGCCTTGGCTAGAGCCTTCCGCAATACATCCCGATAACTTAACCTCAAAGCAAGGTCTGGACACGGGTGCGGTAGACACTCGGACAGATATTTCTCAGCCGCCTCGACCACATCTTCCATCTGCTTGACCCTGGCCTCGGACCTAACGAGGTCGGTTCTCAGTTCGCAAACGGGACCCATGAGTTCATGGGGATGGGAGCGAGTACACCCAACCTCAATCGCCACAGCCTCCCGCACATCGTCGTGGTAGCGGCGGCGGATTTCGGCTAGCTCCGCCACCAGGGCCTCATTGCGCGCCCGCAGGTCCGCCATGTCCTGCAACATCGCCCGGTCTCGGTCATCCATAACGCCCTCCAAATTGTGCCGCAGGCCCCTGGGGGCTGACATTTCCAGAACTCACCGCGGCGTGCAACCCTATCATGGATGTCGCGCAACCCTTGAGCGAGCCGCGCAACCTACCGCACTCAGCCCCATATCCCATTTAGTCCGACCACCCGGCTTCCCTAAAGAACTTGGCCACCCCATCCTTCCACCCTAGGTAGATGTTGTAGATGCTGACGAGCGCCGATGCGAAGATAACGACCGTCACCCAGAAGACAACTTCATACCACGATGGCATGTTAAATGTGGAGGGAAGACCCTCCTCGCCGGGCTGGTCCCCCTCGCTCATCAGCCGAGCCCGCAGAACTTCTCGAGCAGGCCGAGCGCGCCGAGCTTCTGGCGCCGTGCGCTGCGGAAGATGCGCCGTACGGTCTGGACGGAGGACCACCCCTCGATGTCGGCCATGATGTTGGCCCGGCAGTCACGGAGAGTCGCCACGACCTGCCGCTTCAGCGCCCTGTCCTTATTGAACTCCTCCTTCGAGATATACTCCTGGTCCATACGCTTCGCCTTCTTTGTTGGTGCCATTGATCCTCCTGGGGTTATACCCCTAGTCTGTAACCACGATTCGGAACAGTCAAAATGACACGCCGGCCGAGCTTCCTGCGCAGGCGCATGACATAGACCGCGGCCGCGTTTGGCGCGGCGCTAAACGATATCCCCTCGCGGGATAGCCCGACCATAGTGACGGGCGCGGACGCCAACAGTAGGATGTTCAGAACCTTGGCCTCGGCCAGGTTGAGCTGCACCCATTCACCGTTCGGCTTCCTGGCTTGCAGGGTGACCCATCCAAGCACTATCTTAGTCTTCATGCCATTTCTCCTCGGCGGGTCCGTTGATGTTGGACTCGCAGAACTTCACCAGCCCACCGTCGAAATCCATGTACACCTTCTGGTCCGATAGGCCGTTGCGTGCCTTGGCAATGATGAGCTCCGTCCTTATCGAACCTGACGGGGGCGGGATATAATCCGACTTCGTTTCCAGGTCAGAAGACGGCGGCTTCCACAGGAGCAGGCACGTGTCGGCCTCGCTCTCGATGCCGGACGAACCGCGGAAGTCCCGCAGGACCGGCGGCGTCGTGCTGTTCTTGTCGCGTTCACGGTCGAGCTGGCAAGCTATGAACCCGATGACTCCGGTGTCCAGGAGGATCTCCTTGAACTCGGCCATGAAATCATAGATGGCCGTGCTCTCCTTCTCGGCCCTTGAAAACTTGCACCGTTGCAGGTAGTCCACAAACACCACCTTGCACCCCGATCTGACGATAGCGCTCCTGATGTCCCTGATCGAGATGCGGCCCTTGTCCATCATCTTGATAGGCAGGCTCGACATAGCCGCAACGCCGGCCGGGACACTGGCCCGCTGTTCTTGGGTCAGGCTCCGGGACCGGAATGATGAAGCCTGGACATTCGTTGCCTGCGGGAGGATCCTGCGTATCAGGCTGGCGACCCGCATCTCGGATGTGATGTAGAGGCACTCCTCACCGTCCATCGCCATGTTGAGGCAGAGCCGCGTCTGGAGCGCGGTCTTGCCGCCTCCGGTCCTGGCCCCTACCGCTATAAGCTCGCCAGGCTCGAGCCCGTTTAGCTTGTGGTCCAGGTACGGGAACCCGGTCTTGACCTGCGTGATGTCGGTGCGCATGATCTCATCGACTACCGGCTGGAGGTCCTCCCTGAAGTCGAACAGCCGGCGCCCGCGGTTGGCCTCCTTCAACAGGACCAGCTCGCTCAGCTCGCTCAGGGCATCAGGGGTCTCGTCGTCATAGACCTTTCGCACCGCATGGGAGATGCTCCGGCTCAGGCTGCACGACCTAACGATCCTGGCGTAGTGCTCGACATGGCCGGACGTTGGGGTCTTGCCGCTGGCCAACTCCGTGATGTAGGTATGGCCGCCCACGTCGTCGAGCTGGCCCATATCGCGCAGCCTGGCCCCAACGGTGACTGGGTCTATCCCCTGGTAATCGTGCTCGGAGGCCAGGTACATGACGGCCGAGAATACCCTGCGGTTCGCCTCGCTGTAGAAGTCCTCGGCCTCGAGCAGGATGCACGCCTGCCTGGCCGCTGCCTGGTCTATCAGGCAGGAACCAAGGACTGCCGCCTCGGCGTTCCAGTCCTGCGCCGGAACCTTGACTTCGCCCATCGGGGTCTACCCGTTGGCCTGTCTTGCGCTCGTCGAGCCGTCCTCTGCCGTGTTCAGGTAGACCACGTTCCAGCCCTTCAGCCCGGCCTCGAGCCCTTCCTTCGTGCTGGTGGCCGAGAGGATGACCTGATCCAGGCCCAGGCCCTCGGTCAGGGTCAGCAGGGCGTCCCGGTTAACATCGTCCAGGATATCGGCACCGTCCAGGCAGACCATGTTGACCCTGGTCCGGCGCGCGATAGCGACCGCAAACGCCAGGGAGACGCGCACGCGCTCTGAGGCAGAGAGCAGCTCAGCCGGCCGGTCGGCGACCCGGATGGACCACTTGGGCGTGAAGTCCACCGCGACCTCGCTCACCCCAAGGGTCACGGCTACCCGGGAGACCTCATCGAGTATCTCGGCAAGCCCTCCACCCGCGCCCATGTGCAGCGCCCGGACACGCCCACCTGCGCCCAGCTCCTTGACTGCGACCTCGACCTTCTCGATCGCCTGAGCGACCCGCTCCTTGAATCCGTCCGAGGTCTGAAGCCTGGCCCGGTAGTCCAGGTGGGCCCGGATGATCTCCATGGACTCGAGCACGTCCTTCTCGTCCGGGAGGACCTCGGGCACCTGCTGGAGGAACCCGTCGATCTCGGCTATCCTGCCCTTCTCTATCTTGGCCATGGCTATCGTATCGGTCAGGTCCTTGAGGGCCGCCTTGGAATCGCGCAGGTCGGACTCCATCTTGCCGGGCAGGAGCCGCCCGTCGTCCATCTCGCGGGCCTTCTCGGCAGCCTTCTTGGCCTCCTTCTCATGGGCCTGGACCTCGAGGACCAGGTCGTCCATCTTGGCCTTGACCCGCATCTTGTCGAGCGCGAGCCCGCAGAACTCGCAGGACGCCTTGCCGGAATTGCGGGCGGCCTCCATCCTGTTCATGCGCCCCTTCTTTTCCTGGGCCTCGCTATCCTCATGGTTCGCCTTGGCCATGTACGAGGCCGCTATGTTGCGCCTCTCCTCCCTGGTCTTGACCTCGTTCTTCGCATTAATCTCGAGGTCCTCGATCCTGGCGAGGAGGTCCGCCCGATTGGGATAAGGCGCGACCCTGGCGCGCATGACATCGAGCTTCTTGAGGATGCCGTCTTTCTCCTTAGACATCCACTCGACGCCGCGGGCCTTTTCCTGGGCTGACTTGATCTTTGCGAGCTCCTCCTGATTGTCCTTCAGCCAGGAGCCCAGGATATCGTCGCTGACGTCCTTGCTCTTGAAATCGCCGACCTGGACGTCACGCCTGGGGAGTTCCGGGTCCGCCACGACGTCGAGCTGCTTCTTCAGGACGGTCCTGGACGTGTAGGCGACCTGGTACGCCTGGATAACGCCGTCCATGGTGGTCAGCATCTCAGGGGTGATCCCATCGACCTCGACGCCCAGCGCCTTGGCCGCGTCCTCGGCCTTTACCTCGCTCTTGATGAGGTCACGGATGAGGGCCTCCTGGTCCTTGGCGTCCATGTCCAGGAACGCCTGGCCCCTGAGCGAGCATCTGAGCGCCTGGCGGTCGAGCCCCATCATGAGATTGATACGCTCCTGGGACTTGGACTTCGGGCCCTGGCCGAGCATCCGCGTCACCACGCCCTTGTCGGTCGTGATGTTGAGCACCCCGGCCGGAGCCTTCTCGGCCATGGTGGCCAGGCCCTCGTACCCGCGGCCGGCCTCATCGGTCCCGCGGCAGGCGCCCGTGAATGCGTAGGCCAGGCCGTCAAGCAGGCCGGACTTGCCCGACCCGTTGGGCCCGACTACGAGGACGAACTTGCCGAGGTCCTTTAAGCGGGTCTCGACGTGCGACCTGAATCCCGACACCGTAAGCTGGTTGATCTTCACTGGGTTGCTTCCTCCTTGGAATCCTCGATAGCCCTTACCACATCGCCAGGGCCCGGCCTGATGATGCCCTGTGGGTTTTTCGCCTGCTCCTCGATGTCTGCCTTGTTGAGCATCTTCAGGGTGAGCCTTCCGTCGAGCTTTATCCTGATGACCCTGAAGAGGATGCCCTTGATGGAGAGGACCTCGCCTGGGGAGAGGACTGGCTTTTCGCTGTGGTCCGCTTCCTGCGGGTTGACCCTACGGCGGGCCTCCTCGCAACGGCTGACGACATGGTCGAACAGTTCCTTGGATGACCCTGCCGGTATGGGCTCGAACCGTCCCGTGTCCTGGTTCATTGTGATTCTACCTCCTGAGTTTGCTCCTGCCCGAACCGCTTGATCTTGAGCTCGGTGGTCGTCCTGTCCGTCAGGATTTTGTCGAGCTCCGGCCTCAACCCGGCGATCTTCCCGCCCGCCGTGTTGAGCTTGCGCGTGTCACCGTTGAGGTACCTTGACTTGTCAAGCCTGAACTTGTCGAGCAGGTCAAGGAGCCGCTTGACGTCCCACTTGTAGCGATGCTTGGCCACGATGTCAGCGGTCAGCCCGCCGACCTCGATGGGACCGTTTGCCTTGACGAACAGCATGAGCATCTCCCTGGTCTCGGAAAGCTCCCGGCTCAGTACCTCGGCTCGCAGGACCATCCGGGCGGCTTCCTCCTCCGTATTCGGAACCGCGATCTTGTCTGCTGAAAGCGACCTCCGAACGTCGCAGTCCCAGAACTTCGGGCAGTCATGGCAACCCCGGCCCGGGGTGGCCGGCCAGGCGCCCTTGGCCTGCTCGAGCTCGATGACCTTGGCCCTGATGTTGAGCGCCCACTTGATGGCCGAGTCCATCCTGGACTCCGACACCACGGACACCCGCTCGCTGTCGTACCTGGGGTAGTAGAGCTTGCCCAGGAACTTGGTGGCCGAGGGCATGAGCGCCCTAGCGATCCCGCAGTAGATGGCGAGCTGCGTGCTCTCGTCAGGGTTCTCTACCACCCGGCCGCCCTTGAGGTCCCAGACGTCCACGACGAGGTCGTCCTCGATGCGCTCCATCTCCAGCTTGTCGATGCGCCCGCGCAGGACGGCAAGCGGGCTGTCGTAGGGGACCGGCTCGAGCGCGTCGTTGATGGCCGCCTGGATCTCGATGCCGACCACGGGCTCCTTGCGCAGGTCAACGAGACGTCTTGCCACGACGCTGGCCAGGTACAGGGACTCATCCCGCAGGACCTCCGGGACCTCATGCCCACCGGCATCCCATAGGTCCTCGCCAATCCTTGTGGTCCGCTCCAGGGTCACGCCCAAGGCTATCGCCTCGGTCAGGAACGCCTCGACGACCTTATGGATGAAGGACCCCTGCTTCATCGGGAGGGTAGCCTCCGACCGCAGCCCCCCGATCTTCTCAGCCCGGAACCGCTCCGGGCAGTCCTGGAACAGCTTGGCCCCGCTGTATGATATGGGCCCCATGCTAGAACCTGGCCGGCCGCGGGGTGCTCTTGGCGGCCGCGGGCTTGGGCTTGTCCTTGGCCGGCTCCGCCTTCTTCTCCTCGGCGGGCTTGGCTTCGGGCTCGGGCTCGATCTCGTCATCAAGCCGGTCGGGCTCCCCTGCGGGGGCGGGCGGAGCGGGCTTCTCCTGGAGCTTAGCCCTGGCCTGCTCGGCCGGGCTGGGCCCCTTGTCCTCCGGTGGCTGGCCGCCCAGCTTGCGCTCGAGCGCGGCGCCGCCGTGGGGCATCAGGTCGTCCGGGATCTCCTTGTCGAGTTCGGCCTTCTTGGGCATCCCGGCCGCGGGGATGGGTGCGGGCAGGGCCTTGACGCCAGGCTGGAAGGTCATCAGGCTGTCCGTCGTCCCATCGTACCTGATTTCCAGATGGAAGATCGTGACCGGCTTCCCCTCGACCTGGCATTTCTTTGGAACGAGCAGGAGCTTCAGGGGGAGCATGCTGATTCGCCGGTAGGGCGGCTCGTCGCCCCTCATCGAGTGGATGTAGCTGTTGACGGAGACCATCCCATTCCAGGAGGTCGTGCTAATCTCGTAGCACCCAAACCGTGGGACCTTGGGAAGCATGAAAAGGAAGCGTCCGATTCCTTTGCAGAATTTGTTCCCGGCAAAGGAGCATCGGTCGCCCAGGCATGGCATCTCGAACATCTCTCCGACCTTGACATCGTCGATACCCTCCTCCTTAAGGAACGCCTCCCCCTCGGGATCGAGAATCGTTCCCTTCGCTATCTTCGGGTTCGTCCCGTCGGCCTTGCCGACACGCACCCTGAGCGCCGTGACCATGTCGTAGCACGCGCAGAAAAGTCCCGATGTGCGGTACGCCTTGCGACCTTGCGGGAAGAAGACGTCCGGGTTCTCGACGGGGAGCATGATATCCAGCTCCTTGCAACAAGGAACCCCGTCCTTGTCCACCATGTCGTAGACCTCGGCCACCCAGGGCACGTCCTTGAAATTGAAATGGTCCAGCTTCGACGGGTACTCCTTCCCGGCCGCGTTCTTCTTCTTCTCACCCAGCCTGATCTTCCCCAACCTCGGTAGACGCCTCACGTCGCTGATTCCCTTAATCATGACTTGCCTCCATTAGATAGAGTAGCGCTGGCAGGAATCGAACCTGCGACTCCCCTTGGCGGGGGCGTGAGACCAATTGCTTGCCAGCAACCAGGATTCACTCACCCGAGTCCTCACCGCAGCGCTCATGTAGCGAATAGTACCACGCAGTCACATCCATGTCAAGTGAAATCTTTTTTCTCGTCGGTAGGAAAGCCCCGGCCACGCGGGAGCTATTCGCGCGGCCGGGGGAGCAACTGCCTACTATCTGATGTCTTTGGCTGCCTGGACTGCGCCGGTCGGGCCGATGGTTCGCTTCCTGTCCTTGTCCCAGAACCCGATGCCCTCGAGCCCGGAGGAGATGCCGTACCATCCGGCCATCACCATGAGCGCATCCGGGTTGGTGGCAATCCCGCGGGCGAGCTCGACGACGCAGGGCATCCCCTCACAGGCCACGACGGCTATGATGATGTTGGACGCGCCGGCCAGCACGGAGGCGGCGCCGGCCAGGACCTTGCCCGTCGCGCCGAGGATGGTCTTTTTCCCGTCGATGGCTTTCCAAAGCCAGCCCCCGCCAGATACCCTGATGGCGAACGCGATGAGCTTGTTCATGGTCAGAACCTCACGCCGACCATCAGGCCGGCCGAGTCGAGGAACCCCTGGAACGAGCTGAAGGTCTCGACGAACCGGTCCTTGTCGGGGTAGATCATGAGCATGGGCCCGATGTCGATGGCCGGGAGCACCGTCCTCTCGACGTGCGCCCTGGCCCAGTCGAAGTCCCAGAACGCCCCGGAGATGGCCACGACGTTGACCGCACCGGCCAGATAGACATCCCCGCCCCTGATGTTCTCGGCCCACTCACCACCGATGCCGACGCTGGCGTACCTGAGCTTGGGATTCTTGTTCGCGTGGAACTTCCAGGTCGCCCAATAGAGCGAGGCCGACGGGGACTTGTTGAGTTTGAAGATGCCGACCGGATGCATCTCCTTGATCTTGTCCGCGGCGAGCTGGCTGAACTGCTCGATGTAGGATTGCTTCGCCTCTTGCGACCAGACCGCTTGCGCGCTCACGAATAGCAGGACGAATAGGATCTTCTTCACTCGGATGCCTCCTTAGGTCTTTCTACCTTCTCGACGACGTTGACTTCCGCTTCGCCCTTCTTCCAGAGGAAAGATTGATCCTCACGCCCAGCTTCCGATACCGGGCCAATACGGCCTCGCCGCTTGCCTCCGGGCCCACGCTTCCGATTACGGCGTTTAGCCATCGGGTCATCCCCTATAATTCCAGTATGACGGCTCGCCCTTCTTTGCCGAGAATGCCATGGACATCTTCATGATACCACAATCCTTGCCCACATTGGCAACCCAGGGCACCTTCTTCCCGAAGGTCCCGCTCATGACGAGCGCGGCCGGCCAGATAACCGCCACGTGTCCGTGCCCCAGTCCCTTCCTCGCGGCGATGGCAAGCCCACCCGTCATGGCATGCGCCGCGGCCTGGCTGGCCTTAACCTCGCTCCAACCCTCGAGCTCATCCTTGAGCATGCCGACGATATCGTTGGCCAGCTTGCCCTGGAAGCAGAAGATCCCGAACGCCTGGCATATCCTGTTCACGGCCAGGTTGCATTTAGTTTCCTTGCCTGGCCTTCCGTCCATGTCGCTGGGCTTCATGTCCGGGTCGTTGACGAGGTCGAGCAGTATATCCCTGAGGGTATCCAGGTTGGGACTCATGCCGAATGCACCCGAGCGGCGAGCGACTTGACCTCATCAGACATGGACTTGAGACCGTCCTCGACCTTCCGGCTCATGCCCTCCATGCGCCTGTCGAAATTGGCCTCCATCTTCTCCAGGGCAGATTCGATCTTGCCCAGGCTCTCCCTAAAGTCGTCCTTCTGCTGATGCAGGAGAGCTAACTCCACGGTGTGCCTAGCAAATTCTTTCTCCAGGGCGCGCAGGTCCTTCTCAACACGCTCCAGGTTTCTGATCTTTATGTGGAGCAAGGCCGCCCAGCCGCCACCGAACAGGACTACCAGGCCGGCCACCATGGCCACGATGCGTAGGTATTCCAGGCTCATCACCGTACCTCCGTTGCTTCTACCGTGCATCCGTACGTGCAATTCAGTGAGGCATGCGGCGAATTGACTATCGTTGTTGCTAGATAGAATGAATGAGTTCCCGCGGGCGGGGCAGTCAGAAGTCGGAAGTGTCTTGATACCGGTGCAATTAGGTAATAGTTGGAGTCCCGGTTGTCCAGGAATGCCTTGGGGAAACTGGGTATCTCGGCACCATCCATGCACATCGTGACCAGAACCGTGGACCACGTACCTATGTAATAACCATACAGGTGCCCCTGGAAATCAACTTCGACCTTGCCGCCATTCGTTACAATGGTTACGCTTGAATTTGGAACGCCAGTGTCACACCCGATGGTGGTTGTTGCGCTATTGGTGAAAACAACATTGGATGACGGCGCGAGGGAATACGTGTTGGCGGCCGTGGCTGCGGTCACGGCATCACTATTCGTCCTCACCAGGTCGTAGAGGAAGTCCATGTTCCGCACGGTCGGGGCGTCGTCCATGGCCTCGGGGAACACGTCGGACGCGCGGGACACGCCGGGCATGAGGAGGAGCAGGGCGAAAAGTACGCATCTCATGTCAGGCCCTCCGCGAGCGCTAGGGCCTGCTCGGCCGCCAAGGCCGCGCCGTCGAAATCGGCAGCGGCGATTGACTCCCGGTATTTGTCGTTCATCGGCCGTACCTTCCGCAGGGCGTCCTCAAGCAGGATGCGCCTGTCGGCCTCGTCGGCCGTTGGCACCTTGATCCCCCGCAATCCGAGGAGTTCGTCGAGGAATGGGACTGGGAGCTGTCCCCTCCTCATTGAATCGAAAGCGAGTCTCTGTATGGCGTTCATCGGGATCCGGGCACCTGCGGGGATTTCGGGCGTTGCGGGCTTTTCGGGCGTTGCGGATGACCGCCCTCCCCAACGCCTTCCGGCTTATCCTTCTTATACCGTAGGGAATACCGGATCATCTGCTGGGCGAACCCGACGCCCCCGATTCCCGGAACCATGGCGGCCAGGTTTAAGACCGCTTTGCTCAGATTGCGGGCTGCCTTCACCGGCTTGCGCTCGTAGGCGGCGACACCTGCCTGATGTGTCCCTGTCGCTATATCCTTGAGCATTTCAAGCAGGCCGAATGGGCTATCGCCGTAGACTAATGCGCTCTGGAGCGCAGACCCGATGAGCGGCGGAACGCTCAGCAGCTCAGACAGGAACGATTCCTCCCACGAACGACGGTCCTCCTCCCATTTGTCGTATTCGTCCTTGCTCATGGCGCCCGCCATGGCGAGTGCGGCGACATAGGCCCCTGTCGATCCGTATCTAATTCCGGTCTCATAGGCCATGCTCAGACCAATCCAGAATAGGCCCTGGAGCGCCTCCTTGTTTTTCCCCTGTGTGCCGATGGACCTACCGTACATCTCGATCTGCGCCCAGCGCGTCATGTTGAAATTCTTGAGGAATGTAATCATCTTCGCAATGGTCATGTGACCAATGGCCTTAGCCCTCGTCCTGAGAAGCGGCATGTCGATAGGGTGGGGGGATGCTTGGGTCTGGACAACGACATCATCGGCGAATACTATGGCCTGCGGGTCGGGGTTCACCCAGTCCATTTCGATGCCGCGCTGCCTGTGCCATAGGTCGAGAGCACCCATGGCGGCGGCACACCTAGAATCATAGTCCCCACGAATCAGCAGCCATAGGGATGTCTCATTCCACTGGGCAAGAGCATTGCCGACCATGTGCCGCTGGAGCAGGGGCTCACTTCCGCCAGAAAGCTTAGAAGCGTATACCTTTGGGAGATGTTCGCGGATCAGGTTCTCGGCGTCGGTGTTCCGGGTGGTCCATAGCCTCATGCCGCGAGCCACGGCCGATGGTCCGATCTTGGCGGCGGCCATCCCAAGGGCTGATGTCTGAACGGCATACTGATGGGGCCGGTGCCCAAGCAACGAGATAGCCACGTGTCTGAGCATGTTGTCTATCGAGACCCACCGCGGCATTGGAGCAACCCCGCCCGTGCGGGCCATAACGTCCAACCCCTCGAGCACGGCCAGGTAGCCGGCGTCACCAAGCGCTTCCTCGCCGACGGCATTGATGATGTCCACGGAAAGCCGTACCTCGGGCCCGACGTACATCGCCCATAGTTCGGCAAGGGCGCTGCGCTCGAAGACCCTGAGAGCGTTCATGTCTACCGTTTGCTTTGCGTTGGGGATGCGCTCAATGGTGAAGGTCAGGTCGGGATTTTTGCGTAGGATACGCCCATTCCTCTCGCGGCCGACCTGCTCATGGGCCAGCCCACCCTCCTCGGCGTCCGTCTTGAACGGCCAATACTTCGGCAACTTGTCGATCTCGATGTTGTACTCCTCGGCCAATATCTTGGCGAGTGCCGCGAACCGCTGTCCATCATTGAACCACTCACGCATCCAGAGCCAGGGTGCGAGCTTCGCGTCGCCTATCTGGGGTTCGTCGATCTGGGAATCAGTGTAGCCCCTCTGTTTGAGCTTGTCGCGCCCGCCCGCCTGCTCGCGGATAAAAATGGCCGAGAGCTGATTGACCTGATGCTCGGCAAGCGGGGACTGCTTCCATGTCGCGTGCATCCTTTCCTTGATGGCGTTGTAGGTGCGCGTAACAACCGCGTATTTGGCGTTCACCCTATCGTAGATGATGCGCTTGAGCGGTCCGTCGTCGCGGTCGCCGTCGAGCTTGCGAAGGACCATGCGCCACGGGTCCCTAGCTATGCCAAGGTTCTGAAGCCAATCCATAAGGTGGAACCAACCCGGCCGCCAGGAGTCGTACCATTCCCGCAGGCGTAGGGCCGGTGGGACCTTATCGCGTCCGGCCAGTTTGGATGGGCTGTTGTTGGGTTTGACCCCGGCACGAATCTCGGCTGCGGCATCGTCGATCAGTGCCTGCCGACCTGCCTCACGATTTATCTTATCCTCTATCCCGGCGTTCAGGATGGTCTTTACATCCCTGAGGATAGCCTCCAGCTCCCCGGTGGAAGCCAATCCAAGCGGCGCTCTATCGAGCTTGGCCAGATTATCCAGTAGCGCCCTGGCTGTGGCCACGTCCTTCCCGACCGCCGCGGAATGCTCAAGGAACATGCGCTCGGCCTGGAATTTCTCGATCGTGTCCGGCTTCCAGTTTTCAAGGCGCCAGTCCTTCATCCTCTCCCTGAGCATCTTCTTGAACTCTACGGGGAAATTCTTTGTTTCAAGGATGCGCTCGGCCAGGTTCTTGATCTCCTCAAAGACATCCCTGTGGTGGACCTCGGCTACGATCTGGTCGATCTTCCTGAACGCGGCATAGAGGTCGCCCATGGTCCGGGCGTTGGCCGCCCTGGAAAGCAAATCGCCCCGGCTTTTCCGCGGCAACAGCGCCCTTGCGTATTCGACGATCTTCTTGCGAATGGCTATCTGCCAATCCTCGCGGATCCTGCCGCCCTCAAGAATGTGCTGAATGGCCTGCTTTGATTGCCGTTGCTCCTCGACCCGCTTGTGGATCTCGTCGTTGATCTGACCGCGCATCTCGATCCGGACGGCGCGGGCCGCTGCGCGGGCGCCGAGAGCCTGGTTCTTGAACTTCTGATAGAGCGCCTGGACCACGGAGAGGCCCGATGGCGGCGATGGGACCTGTACCCTGGTTGACTCCTTGACCCGCTTGGCCGCCACGCGGGCTACCGTCTTTATTCTCGCCTTCACCCCGCGTACCTTGGCCTCTAATGCCGCTATCTTCTCCTTCGAGGCCCCGCCCTCAATGGCCTTGATTATTTTTTTCCCCAGCGAATCTATCTCCATTTCCATCTCAGCGACGGTGGGCGGAAGTTTTTCAATCCGCACCAGCTTGGCCACGGCCTCGATAGGGATGATGGCAGGGGTCAGCGCGAGGTCGTCGAGCTCGACCATGACGAACCCGTCCTTCAGGTCGGTGCCCGTGACCTCGAACCCGGTGCCCTTCTTGATGGCCGGTGTGAACGGAGGATTCTTCTTGACGCCCCTGATCGTCACGCCCTTCTTGCCTACATCTAGCCCGGCCTGGCGAAGGGTGGCCTCGGACTCCTCGGGCATGAGCGGGATGTCCCGCTTGCGAGCCGTGGTGGCGTATGGCGCGGCGGCTGGCTCGGATACCCTGCCAGCCTTGGGTTCGATCCTGGATTCGTCTCTGAGTTTATCCCAGAAATCGTTCATCGTCGCGCCTTCAGGGAGGATTCCTTCGGCTATCGCCGCAAGACGGTGTAGGTCGGGTTCCTGCCCATCCTTCTTAACCAGGTCACGCTGGATCCCCTCAGGTATCTCCACAGGGAATTCCTTCAAATGCCTAGCGCGTACCCCGACGGCTTTGACCAACTTAGTGAGGGGTTTCTTGGTTCCCTTCGGCGCGCCCTCCCTGGCCTGGGCCTCCAGGAAGGCCCGCCGGTTCTCCTCGAGATTGCTCAGCAGGCGGCCGACGTTGTCGTTGGAGGCGTTGGGGAACCGCCGCCTTACCTCCTCCTCAGTCCACGGATCGCGCTCGAGTTCTGCTTGGGCCAGGGCCGCGGCGCGGTCCTCGGGGGTGAGCGGGGTGGCCAATGCCTCGTCAATCCTGTCCTGCACCGGGCCAGGGAACGAGATATCGACGTCGCCCTCTGGCTCTTGGGCGTCCGAGATTGGCTCAGGAGCGGCCTCAGCACCCTCCGGGGCCGCCTTGGGAGTTACGGCCTCACCTGGGGCAACCTCCGGGGCTGGTGGAGCATCTATGGGTGCCTCCTGCTCAACCATGACGGCTATGGCGAATATTGGGTCCACAATCCCGGTATCGGCCATGACCTCCTGGGCCTCAACCGGGATCTCAGGCTCGGCCCCAGGGCCCGGTTGGGCCAGGGCCTCCGGGGGCATCTCCATGGTCCTTTGGACGCCTTCCGCCTCGGCTGGGGCCATTGCCGGGGCTTCCGGGGCCACGGTAGCGGCCTCAGCCTCGGGCGGAGGCATGGGGACCTCGGGCTCCGGGCCAGCCGCGCCCTCAGCCAGGAGGTTGCCGACGGCGTCCCCGGCCTTCTTGACGGCGACTTCCCGCGGGAGGCCGCTGTCCTCCATGACCTTGGCCAGGCCGTCTACTACGGCACCCATGCCTGTCCCAGCAATGGCACCGATAGCGAATTCGCTCAGGCTGGCCCTGGGTGGCGGGCCAAGCCCTGCCTCGTGGAGGACCTTCTGCTCGTCGTACCCCTCCCACATCTCCTGACCGCCCTCGGTCAGGCCGGTCGCGGCCATTCGCGTGATTAGGCCCCTGATCCACGGATTGAGCAAGCCGGCCCCACTGGTGGTCGCCGTCAAGAGAGCATTACGCCTCGTCACCCTGGCGGCGACCTCGACGGCCTGCGCCTTGGCCTCTGCCGGGCTTGCCCCCTTGGCCTTGGCCGCCTCCTCAGCTGTCTTGAATGACAGGCCGCCCATAAAGAGGGCATTGCCCATCGCACTCGCGGCGTTTGCTCCGATGGCAGCGGATATAACGGGATAGAACTTTGCCGCGGAAGCAATCTTGTAAGTCAGTGCGCCGCCGGCTGTCCCGGGAATCACGAATGGGAGCATGGTCCCGACGACCTGCGGGAGATTCGCGGCCAGCCACCTGGTATCGAAAATCAACTCAGGCGCGTCGCGGAGGTCCTGCGTGAGGTATGCCGGCGGGGACCATTCCTCGTTGCGCTTACGCCAGAAATCGTACACCGTCCTCCCGAGATTGCCCTCCTCTGCCCCAGGGGTTTCCGGCAGACCCAATGCCGCCTGGGTCTCATTCCATAATTTGCGCTGTTCATCGGCAGCCATCTCGAGGCGGGCCCCGATGGCCATGCCAGATGTGGCAGCCCCCCTGCCGGCGCTCTTGACGGCAAGCTCGGCATGGCTCGGGAGAATGTCGGGCTTTGGGATTCTCGGGACTGGGGGGTGGGGCGTCCTGGGCTGCGCAATGGGGCTTGTCCCGATGCCGACCTGGAACTGAGGGGCCGGAATAGGCGCGGCCGGCTCGCCTACCGCCTCCGGGAACTTGTCGAATCCCTCGAACGGATCGGCCTCCGGGAATTTATCAAAGCCTTCGAACGGATCATTATTGGCCAATGACCGTCGCCCCCCTCGCCCTCACCATGTTCCTGTTATGCAGGTTGTCCGGCACGAGTTGCGTTGTCCCATCCTTGAGCCTGACCCTCATGGCCCCGCGGGGGATTGGGGAGGTCGGGGCCCCAGACGCCGTAGGCGCCTCTGGGGCGCCCTGTCGGCCAGGGAAGACTCTCTTGGATAGGGATGCCGCAAGCCCAGCAATCCCACCGAGTGAAGCCTGGGCTTCAGGGGCCGTAGCCTGGGGCTGACCAGCCGTAGGGGCCTGAGTCGCCGCGGCCGTACCAGCACCGGCACCGGCACCGGCACCGGATAGAACCTGCGCGTTGTGCTTCAGCCTTGATAGTGTCGCCTTCGTCCTCTCGTACTCGGCCTGGTCCTCCTTGGACAATGGCTTGTCCGGACCAATCATCGACCGCCCAGCTTCTATCTTCGCCTCGTATTTGGCAAGGTCTCCCTGGAGCCATGCTATGACTTCTCCGACTGCCTGCTGGCGCTCTGGCTTCGGCCCAGCCTTCAGGTCAGCCTCGGCCTTCTCTGCCTCCGCCCTTATCTTCCTAAGCGTCGGTCCCTCGCGCTTGGCCAACCGTTCGGCCGCGGCCTGCTCGCGCTCCCCAGCCCGCTCGGACCGCCGCTCGGCCCGCTCCTTGAAGCCAAGCTCGACGTCCTCCTTGGCACCCTTAGTGGCCCGCTCCTCCTCGGCAATCACATCCTGCCTGCTCTGCCGCCGGGCCTGCCGAATCTGCCTGCCGGTCTCAAACCCCCGAGTGAACGCCCCGCCAAGATCCCATGCCATTCCGCTACCCCCCGCCCCAGATCATTGCAGCCAGTTCTCGTTCTTATACTGCTGGTCGGATAGGTAGCCGCCCAGCTTCTTCCCAGCCGCACCACCGGCCGCAGCTCCCATCGGCCCACCGAAATACGCACCGGCGACTGTCCCGCCGACCTGAAGCGGTAGTTGCCACATGGCCGATTGCTGCTCGCGCCTGTTCGCCGTGCTCGCCTGGTCGCCCTCCCAGTCCTGCCGCATCCTGGCAAGCTGGAGCGAGAGCTGCTGTTGGCGATTGAAGCCCTTCTCGGACTCCTCGCTCTGCCAGGCCATGCCCTCCTTGCCGAGGCGCTCCTCACGGTTGAGCCCCGCCACCCGGTATGCCAGGTCGGCATCGAGGTCGGAGAGCTCCCGGCCAGTGGACGAGCGCGCGGCGCCCTTGAGCACGGCCTCGTACGGGTCGCCCTCACGCCCGCGGGCGAGCGACTCCTCACTGGCCTGGCCGACCTGCCGAGCGCCCCGCTGCTCTATCCGGCCGGCCAGGCGCTTGTAGAAATCTTCAGTCACTTCTGGCGTAAATTCCTGCATTTTCTTAGTCCCCCGTCTTAGGCTTGGCTTCCCCGTAAATCGAGTAGGCATTGATGACCGCGGAGTGGTCGAGCTGCTCCCCGGAAATCTTGAACCGCATATACTTGCCGAGCCCGTAATAGCTGTCGAACGGGACGCGCTTGTTCACCGACGTACCCCAGGCCCCGAGGTCGAGCTCGCCTTCCTCGTACGTCCCGGACTTGTTGGTAGAGAACCCGACCGTGACCAGCGTACCCGTGCTGAAATTCGCATCAAGCCAGAACTCCTTGAAGACCTTCTCGCCTACGGCCCAGTCCTGACCGTTGGGCGCAAACATGAAATCCTTCGTCACCCAATGCCAGGCGATCGGATCCCCATCATAATTATACACGCCTTCCTGCATCAATTTCCACACCTTTCCGCTGAGCGCATCCCCAGCGTAGAGCGTCCCGTCGAAGGTGTCGAGCGATGAGATGGCCGGCCCGACAAGCGTGGTCCATTTGCCGTTGCGCTGGTAGACCAGGCACTTGTCGTTGGAGACCGAGTCCTCGGAGAAGGCCCCGCACAGGAAGTACCTGCGGCCATAGCTCGCGCTCGTAGCCGGGAAAACCGAGCCCTCGGACCAGTTCCAAACGACCCGGTCGGTCCTGGCGGCTTGGCTCCCGCTGTCGATGTTGAACAGCTCGCGCCACTGGATGTAGGCACCTGTCGAGCAGGTAACGGTCGCGTTGGCCGGCTGGGCCACCCAGGCTGGCGCGGCGGCTTCGGCCAAGAATATGGAGTTCGAGCTCCTGACCCAGTACGATTGGGGTTGCCCTCCGCCGTCGGTGTCCGCCACCGAGAACGTCCCCCACGTTGTGACCTCAGTCCCGGCGTAGGCAACTTCGGAATAGTAATATGCAGTCGTTGCGGCGACAAGGGACACGTTCGCCGCGGCCGGGCTGAAGGAGGATATCGTCGTCGAGAATGAGGAACTGTATTGCCAAAACCGGGATTGCTCGACAATCCTGGCTCCGTTGTTGATATCGGCCCACGCGGACCACCCTCCGTAGGCCGATGTCGCCGACCTGATCTGGAAATCAAGATCCGTCCCGAATGGGATGGAGCTCGACACCGTGAACGGCCCCCCTATCGGAGTCGAGAGTCCGGTGTCGAAGATGGCGGAGACGTAAGTGCCTGTATCGAGGTAGAAGGGTTCTGGGAAATCTATTCTCATTCCATACACGGTATCGCCTGATCCAGCGTAACAACCTCCTGTAGCAGGACAATCAGTAATGAATGGAATCTTATTCACTTTCGGGAAAGCGACACTAGTCATCGATGAGCTGCGTCCTTGATATGTATCTAACTGGGTTATACGTAGTTGAAAATTCGCCGCAGTCTGAGTGCTTGTATCAAATGATGCTGTTTGACAAGTCTGCTTACATGCAGAATTCATCATATATAAAGTAGTACCGTTGGATGCATCTAATACAGCTATATTGATGGTTGTGTCGGCGCCGGCCGAATGGCATATTACTGCATATGCCCCGAGCCCTGACCATCCGGATTCACATCGAGGAGTGGGATCAGTCCATTGTCTAGAACGCCATTGGAAAGACCCGCCTCCTGGGTAAGAATTGAACACACTCCAGTTCAGTGTATTCTCATCCAGCTCGGTTTCTTCTTCATAAGCCTCGAATCCGCTGTTCTCGAATACGACTCCCAAAGTCAGCTCCCCCGTGGTTCGCGTGCTGGTACGGAACATTGTCCCGGCCGCGAAGTCCATGCTTGACGTATCGACCCCGGTCCACGATGACGGAACGACGGACCCCGGGAAAAGGGTGGCGCTCGTCGTCGCGCCCGGACCCGCCGCATCGAACACCCCGAAGGAGAACTGCGCGGCCGAATCCACCGTCCACGAATCGAGGTTCCGCTGCCCCTGGCGCATGGCAAGCGCCACGTCGTCGATCTCCTCAGTGAGGAGCTGCGGCGGCCCCTTACCCGGCCAGCCGTAGACCCCGTTCTTGGCCAGCCACATGAGCACGCCTTCGTGCATCTGGACGGACCGATCATCAGCGCAACCGACCGTCGGGCTCAGGACCTCCTTGCGCCAGGTGATGTTGGTATTGCCCTTGATGATGTGGCTGCTGTTGTCCTTGCCGACGTACATCCCGAACGGGGTCAGCTTCATGCACTGGATGTCGTCGCCATCGTCCTTCTGGAAGTCGAAGGCGTCGGGGGCGTCGGCATTGACATCCTCACCGTCAGCCTGGAGGGTCCAGAAGGCGGCGCCGGCGTAGCTCGAGACACGCACCCTGGACCCGGACTCAAGCGGGATGTTGCCGCACCAGATGCGTTCCTTAGAGAACTCGACCAGGCTGCAAGCCGGGGACCCAGCCAGGGTGGAGGAGCTTGTCGCCGTGACCTCGATGATCGGGCTCAAGCCCCCGTCGGCGATGTAGAACCGCCCAAAGGCCGGGACCATGTCGATGCTGGACGTCGAATTGACGGTGGCGATGACGACCATCTCGGTCCCGAAGTCGGTCCGGTAGACGCTGGTGGTCGAGTGGATGAGCAGGTACCTGTCGTTTGAGGTCTCGCCGTAATGGCCCAGGGTCGAGACCACGCCGGAGGGCAGCTCGGTCGAGCGCGTGATGCCAGGGAAGACCTCCAACCTGAACCTGTCCGTCAGGACGTTCTGCATGTCCTGGGCGTCAACGTCGGGGATCCTGGCCGAATCAGCGTTGGTGTGCAGGCCGCCCCAGTTCTGAACGGTGAAGCCTACCTCACCCGTGCGATTCTGGGCGGAAGCCGGGATGGCCAGCAGGACGAGTAGTGCGAGCCGGAGCATCAGGCAACTCCTGTCCCGCTACCGCGACGCCTCCTGACAAAGCGGATGTAGTCCGGCGGGGGGGCCTTGGGCTCGAGGTCGGCTTGCGAGTCCTCCTCGCCCTTGAGGGCGACGAGGTCGCGTTGCGCCACCTGGAGCTCAGGATAGGACCTGTTATCGTTGGCCATCCGGTACGCGTCCGATCGCAGGAACTTGCAGATGATGTCCTGCATCTCCTCGGGGAAGTAGGCGATCTCGGTCGCCCAGTCGGCCGTGGTCAGCTTGACGAACCGCTTCTTCGACCAGCCGATGACAGTCGAGGACGTGGATGGCGGATCGAAGAACCTGACCTTGAGGTTCATCGAGGCGTCCCGCCCGAGATGGATGTAGCCCCTGAGCGAGCCCGTGGTAGCGGGATCAGGGTACTTCAACCACTGTAGGTACTGCCGCCGGGAGTACCTGGGCAGGTAGCCGCTCTGGCCGCTCACCTGCATCTCGTAGAGCTCGCCGGTCGTGGCCGGGAAGGTCTTCTCGTAATCGGTGGAGGAGACCGTGAGGCTCACCGGGTCGAGTTGCCACTCCCAGTCATGGAAGCGCCAGATCTCGAATAGCCTGAGGCTCAGGCGGGTCAGCAGGGAGAGCGCGGCCTTATCGGTGTAGTTCCCGACGGTGCCGATGCGGGCGTCTTCCTTGACGAGATCGACTACATCTGCCGGTGTCAAGTCACCCTCCACCGGCACCGTCGGAACGACGGCGCCGCGACTTTAGAATGCCTTCTTTCCGGCCGGACCCTTCGCGGGCTCAGGCTCGGCAGATTCCTTCGACTTCGGCGCGGGTAGGGCTGGGCCGCTCCTGGGAGCTTCGGTCGTGGGGGCCACGCGCTTGACCGCGGGCTTCATAACGACCTTGTCGCCCTTGTCCTCGACGAGCTTGTCGCGCACGGAGGCGACGGCTGCGAGCTCCTCGTCCGAGCAGACCTCCTGGTAGTGCTCGTCCGCCTTGTCACGCTCTTGCAGGAGCACGATGAGCGCGGCGTCCTTCTTCTTGTCCAGCTTGATCTCCCCGCCGAACGGGCCGGGATGGAAATTGGCGAACTCGGGCCGCTCGGGCCGGCCGTTGGCCATGAAGCCATGCCCACCGACCTGGACCTGGAGCCCCGGGTACCTTACGCTGACGAACAGCGCCACCTTATCGAAATCGACGTAGCCCTTGCCTTCTTTCTCGTCCATTTATGCACCTCTCGTTCCTTCAAGATAACGAATCGCAGATGTCATGAGTTCCACGTCGTCCCTGAACTGCCCAAGCCCCCAGTTGCACATGTTGCATAGGAGGCCACGAATCCTTCCAGTCGAGTGATCGTGGTCTACGCAGAATCTCCCGTTCTGCCCACCCGGGTCGGTCGTGCCGCAAATCGCACACCCCCCGCCTTGGACCGAAAGTATCTCGTCGTACTGCCCGACTGTCATCCCATGCCTGTACAGGGTTCGGCGTACCCTGTTTTCTTCCCCGTATCTTTTTGATTCGAGTGAGGAGCATGACTTGCACATTGTCATGATCCCGCTATGCCTCCGATTTGCTTTGTAGAATTCCGATTTATGCTTACGCGTTCCGCACCTATTGCAATTCCTGAAACCGTTTTCGTCAAGGGCCGGCTTTCCCGGCCAAGTCATGCCCTTATATACCCACGGTCTCTTCATCTCCCTGATGGTAGGGATTCCCCTTGACCTCCTCAGCGCATCCATCCTGGCGGACGCATCGGCATTAGTGCATGACTTGCACGGTACCCGATGCTTCCTGAAATCGGACTTTGGCTTAGTCTCGCCACACCGTGGACATGTGGAATAGGGGACGGAGACAGTTTCCGCAATGCCTGTCTCCGTCCCCTCATCTGCCACTAGTCGAATCCTACTTCTCGTACCAAAGACATTCGGCGAAGTTCGAAGCTGCCTGGACGCCCGTGATCTGCCCGAGCCCGACGCCGATAACGACGTGCTCGTCCTTGCCGAACTCGAGGAACCCGCTGTCATCGAGGACGTCGATCGGGATCTGCTTGTCGGTATCGTCAGCCGTGACGGCCCGCCAGACCTCGGTCGTGTCGTTGCGCGTGACGCCATCGGACGAGCCCTCGTACTTGCGCAGCTTGCCGTAGACCCTGACCGTGTCGGCGATGTTCGCGTTGACGGTGCAGGTTTTGAGCATGACCCTCCGGCCCGAGTTCGGGGTGATGCCGACTCTGATGTCGTAGACGCCCGTGTTCCCGGTCGGGGTCGTGGCCTCGCTCTCGTCGCTGAACTTGAAGTTCGCGCCGCCGCTGGCCTTGAGGTTGTTGGTCCCCGTGGTAGCGGTCTGGTCCCTGAGCCTGATGGTACCGTCGTCACGCTTGGCGCCCAGGAGCGAGCAGTTGTAGTCGTCAAGCGCGTCGATGACGTCGCACAACTCGCCCATGGTGTCGTAGGCCGCGGAGAACAGCGTGTAGCTGCTCGCGGAGGCTCCGAAGTTGCTGGAGTCCGCGGTCCCGGCCGGAGCGTAGGCCGTGATGACGGTGGTCGTGATGGTGACGACGCACTCGGTCGAGCTCCCGACGTAGGTCAGGTTGAGAGCCAGCGAATCCACGCTGGCGACCCGGTACCCGACCCTGAGCTTGGCCGCTTCGGCCGTCTCCATGTCCCTGAGGCTTTCGGCCTGCGCCATCCTGGGCGCGACCGAAGTCAGAACTGCGAACGTCAGGGCCACCCCGAGGAGGGTTGCCCAGCCCTGCTTGATTTTGCTGGTCATTTCTCTATCTTTCTCCCCCCGGGCGCTATCCGGTTATGCCGGTCATCTTGCCGTGGGTTTCTTCCAGACCGACCTGGAGCCCCATCTCGGTCAAGTACTCGTCCTTCCGGCTGTCCTTGTCGTTCGCTTGGATGTTCTGCTTGCGAACGCTGATCCGGCCTTCCATGTGCCGGATGCGGATGTTGGAGATGTCCACGCCGATCGAGGTACCGGCCAGACCATCGAAGTCGGTCAGGTCGTCGTTCTCGAACAGCTTGTGGTTCGCCAGCATGGCCACGCCGAAGGGCGAGATATACTGGTTGATGGACATTCCGTATTTCTTCATCATCACGTCGGACACCTGGAGCCTGTCCTTGGCGAATCCGCTGATCGCCTGGGTCACGATGGGCGCGTTGAGCAGGATCTTCTCGTTGCCGTACCGGAACAGCCTGCGCAGGAAGGCATCGAAGGCCGGCTCGGTGAGCCCTCCGCCGATGTTGACCACCGTGGTCGAGATCCAGTTCTTGATGCCCCTGGACGCCCGCCTGGGCTCGGTGCTGCTGGTGTCCTCGTAGCGCTGGCCCTCGAGGTTCATCCGCTCGATCTTGGTCAGATGCGTCCAGAGCATCTCGGCCGCTTCGACCTCGAAGTCCATCCCGGCGTACGTCCGGGAGAGCTTCGCGGTGTTGGAGAGCTCGAACGGGTCCCTGATGATGCCGACGTAGTTGTACTTCGGCGCCTTCTGGGTCGAGAGCACATCGCGGGAAGTGTCGCCTTCCTCGCTCGCGCTGCCGATGATCTTGAGCTTGCTGCCGTTGGTCGCCGCGGCCGCGGAGACCTCGCCCCAAGCCCTGGTCGCTGTGACGGTCGTGGTCGAGGGCGTCGCGGTGACGAGGATCTGCTCGCCGGTTTCCATGACGAGGAGGATATCCCCGGCACGGAAATACTTGTAGTTTGTGGCCGTGAAGGTCGCGTCATCGGCGCCGTAGGCGGCCCCGAACACGTCCTGGACGGGAAGGTGTTCCTTCTCGAACCACTCGAACTTCGGGCGCTGGCAGGATTCCTTGCGGAGCTTGCCTCCCAGCACGGTGAGTGGGCCCGCGTTCGGGTCCACCTTGAGGAGCGCAGGGAAGACGTCCCTGTCGTTTGCCGTCTCTGTGCGCTGAGTCGTGCTCAGGCGCATCCCTTGAACCATGGTCGGTGCCATTTGTCAGCCCTCCTTGAGAGTTCCCTACAATATAGAGAAGGAGCGGTTCGATTTCTTGAAACCATCGACGAGCCTGTCGTTGTATGCCTCGTCGCTGTTCGGATCGACCGTTCCCTTCCCTGCCGTTCCGGGCTGTTTTGCGCCGCCGCCGGCTTCGCCCGCCGTGCCTGCCCCCACGGCCGCCGCTTTCGTCTTTGCGATGGCCGCCACCTGCGAGGCGCGAGACCGTTCCCTGGCCTGCGCGTCCCGCTTCAAAGCCCTTCGCCCATACGCCGCCCAGTACGCTACGACGGGAGTCTGCTTGTGGCCCTTGATGCCGGGAGCGTAGTCCGCAATCGACATGACATCGTCGATGAGGTCCACGTAATCCGGGAATAGCAACTCCCCGGATTTCTCATCCTTCATCTCAGGCATGCCGAGCGAGAGGTCCCGAACGTACGTCTCGGTTTCCGCTCGCTCCTTGTCCTCGTTCGCTTTGCGCGTCTCGCGGGACATCTTCGCGTTGGCCAGGAGGTTCTTGCGTTCCTGCTGGCGCTGGAGGTACCTGGTGGCTTTGACGTTCCCCATGGCTTCCAGCTCCTCGTCGGACAGTTCCTTCTCGTTCGGTCCGGCGGCGACGGTGTCCTTGAGCTCTGTGATCTCCGCGCGCATGTCGTTGACCAGCTTCTCGGTCGCGGTGGACTGGTTCTTCAGTTCCGTGGCGAGACGCTTGCCTTCGGCGGACGAGTACCCGTAGCGCGTTTGTAGTTGCGTGTGCGCTTCCTCGAGCTTCTCGGGGGACTCGTACTCACCGGCCCACTTCTTCGGGGTCGCAGTCCCGGTGGTCGCGGCCGCGTCAGCCGCGGTCGCTTCATCTCCGGTCTTTGCTTCGACGACAGCGGCCGCGCCTTCTGCTTCAGCGGCCGCCGCGCCCTCTGTGACTTCCGTCTCCGTGGTTCCGGCCCCAGGCTTTGGTTCAGCCGTAGCGCCGTTCGCAAGGGTGTCTTCCGGCGTGTCGTTTCCTGGCAATGCCGACCCCGCAAAGGGTGCGATATCACCGGACGCCTGCGCCGTCGCCGTCCCTGCTCCCGCCACTCCAGCCTTCTCCTCGCCTGGCATTTTGTTCTCCGTACTACCCGGTGTTCCGGGGACCTCTCTCAAGGGGCTGTTGCCCCGATGCGAAATGATAACCGCTTCGTGGGTGGTCTGTCAAGGCTTTTGTCTCGGCTGCTTGCTAAACTCCCACAGGAAGCGGAGAAATTTGTAGGTAACGTACACCACCGGGCAGAATGCCGCCACCAGTATCGCCACCACGATAAACAGGTCGGCCTAGTTCGCTTGGTAGAGGAATGTCTCTGGTCTCATGGCCTGACGTGGACCTTGTCACATTCCAGATTCGACTTGCCGGTGAGATGGCAAATCTCATGGAAAAGGCAGGTCAGATGCTCCCATGACGCCCAGATGGTCCGGCGCTTCTTGTCGGCACAACAGGCGATCCGGCCGACCGGCTCGCCGCGGTCGGTCAGCCTGGCGCCCCGCTTCTTGCAATGGCGGTCCACCCGGTCCTGCTCGGCGATGATGACCCTGAAGTCCATGCCCTCGTACCTGATGCGCTGGGTGTTGGTGAAGGCGGTCGCCCGGCACCCGGCCATGAGAATCGCGGCCGCGGCCAGCAGGACATAGAATGATGGGTTTTCCATTAGTTGTCGGTGCCGCATCCCTTGGGGGCCGAGTTCACGATGGAGTTCACCAGGGCCACGAAGCCCGAGAGGGTGCCAGAACCGACGCAGACATCCCCGGCAACCGTGCAGTCCGAGCATCGAATCTGGTCCCCGATGGTCGGCGTGATAGCGTCAATCTGCGCCTTGGTGTAGCTGACAAGTTGCAGATACCCCGCCGCCGTGAAGGTGGACTTGGTCGCGCCGGAGCCGAATTGGGCGTCGCCGTTTACTTCCAGTTTCGTCGCGGGGGCCGTGGTGCCGAGGCCGGTCTTTCCACTCATAGTGACGGTTAAACTTCCGCCTCCGATATCAAACAAGCCCTGGGGCGTTCCAGTGGCTATTCCAATTTTGGGTTGGTTAGCCCCTGTTTCTCCAAGGACAATTGAATATGCGCCAGTTGCCCTAGCGTGAGGGCCAATGGCAACACTGGACTGAGATGTGGCCCTGGAATTATAACCCAAAGCCATTGACAGGTTTGCTTCGGCCCTGGCATAAGCACCTAAAGAAATATTCGAGCCGCCTGCGCCGAACGCACCATAGCCGATGTTTACGCCCGACCCACTCGCGGACGCACCAATGAGTATACTTCCGTCTTCCGAGCTGGAGACACCGGTACCTATCGCGATTGCGGAATTGCTATTTGCTCGCGCATTGTACCCAACAGCAACAGCGCCATTTGACCCGTCGGAGACTGCCAGCCTCCCGATGGCAACCCCGGTCGGACCGGGTGCCCTTGCTCCATTGCCGAACGCCACGCTATGAGCTCCCTCTACCGAAGAACCCAGACCAAAATGCTCCGAACTCGCTCCGCCACCCGGCGAGGAGATGCTTCCGTACCCACCCGCGCCGACGGTCAGGCCCATCGTGACTGTGCCAGAGCCGACCACATGGATGGCTGTCGAGGGATTGGTCAGGCCGATGCCGACTAGCCCGTCCACCACGACGAGGGTTGAGGTGCCGACAGAGAAGGCGTCGTCAGTCACAGTCAACGAGGACCGCACCACTACCGAGTTCCCATCCTCCGTGCAGTTGGCCGAGAGGACGGAGCCCGGGGTGGAGCCGTCGGTCTTGAGACAACCGGCAACGGCCATGGACCCAGCGGATGTGACATCCTCAGTCCGCTCGATGGCGTGCGCCGGGGCCGCCGCGAACGCGGCCAGCCCGAGAATCAGAAATAGGTTTCGCATGTTAGAACCTCCAACCTTCGCGGCGCTTCAGATATTTGATGTCCACGTAGACGGTGCATCCGGGCTGG